CGTATGAATAATAACCTTGTAAAACCAAAAGCAATCGGTCTGCAATGGGTGTGGGTTTGCAAGGAATGCGAAACCCCCATCGTTGTTGCAACTAGGCGGTATTTCTGGTCTTGCACTTGTCACATACACCCAACACCGCTTGCACTGGACGGGGCTACTGCCCCGAAAGTCAGCGGGGACACGCCCGCTGATGTACTGGATGGCGATGATACTTTGCTAGAACCGCCCCGCCAGTAAAGCATAACCGTTAGACCCATATCTTGCAAATAAAAGGAGTTATAGCAATGTCATATTTCGGCGATAGAACGCCCCACCAAGAATTACTAGATAGCGTTGAGTATGTTCAACACCGCTTTAATCTAACTGATGAAGAATTGGTCGTATTGCTTTTGAAAGTCTTATCGGCAGTTGCAGACCCCGTTGATTCAAAATCAGATGAGTTGCTTAAGCGCAAAGAAGCGGTCTAACGGTTTGCGTTAGTGGCAAGAGCCAGAATGCAAAACCGTTGGGCAGACTCAGAAGGAGAATAAACATGAGCGAACATAATCCGAATGCTTGGCAAGATGGTTTTGACGCATGGCAAAATGGATACGATGACGCAATGTACGATGGTATTGATACGTCAAGTGAAATGCCGTGCAAGTGTGAAGTGTGCTTAAAAGGCTACGCAGAAGGGCAAGAAGCCGCCCTAAAAGAAATCTTTGCTAACAGTCAGTCTGCCCGACAAGGGCGTGCAGCGGACGGGCTTACAGCGTAGGATAATTTAGGTAATTGTACGATTTGTGGTCTTGCTTGGCATGAGTGCGGTTGTCTCGCCAACCGCTAACGCAAACCGTTGGGCGGCTTCGCCCGAAACCGAAAGGAGAAAAATGGACGAATATGAGACCAGTGCCCAAACCAGCCCCAAAGCCGAAGAAGAAGACGAAAAAGCCACTCTCCAGAAGCCCAAAGGGAGAACGCGCAAAACTCGAAAGGCGGCTGGATGAACTTTGCTCTAAGTATGTCCGCATCCGCGATGGGAAGTGTGTGACCTGTGGGAGCCGCCAAGAATTGACTTGCTCTCACTTCATTCCTAGAGCCTCAATGTACTTGAGGTTCGAGTACAGGCTAAACCTGAACTGCCAGTGCGCCACCTGCAACCAAAATCATAAGGTTGACCAGTCAGCCTACGAGAGGTACCTTTGGAAAAAGCATGGACGCGCAGTCCCGCAATATTTGCGAACCATTGCTGCAAAGTTTCACACATTCAAGTGGTCAATTCCTGAGTTGCAGGCCAAGATTGCAGAAATGGAAAATATTCTGGAGGAGGCATGGTAAATTTGGTGAATAAGTTGAATTGCCAGAGAAGGCTCTCCACCTCAGTGACGCCGATGTCAAGACCCGCATTGTAGTGATTGGTAGGAAAAAATGAAAACGAAAAGGCCGTCCAAACGCGCAATTGGCTTAGCCCTGATTCGGTTTGCTGGCTATCACGGCAAACCCTATCAGTTGATTGCCATTGAGCACAGAATCTCGTATGAAGTTGCCAGAAAAGAACATGCCAAAGGCCGACAAGCAAAAGAGAACGGCCTTGCGTGCAATTGTGAAGACTGCAAGGGAAACAAAAAATGAACCTATCACCAGACCAATCCCTCGCCAATGTCATTATTGAACTGTACAAGTTGGAGGCGGCGCGATGCGCCTTGTACAAGAAGGAACCGCCAACCCTTGAACAGTGGGTGAATGACCGCCGCTTTGCAGACTTTCCAGCAAGCGCAAAGGCGCTTGCTAAAAGCGTGAACATTCACGAAAACGCTTGATTTTCCTTGACAAATTCAGAGACGTACATTAGAATAATTGCATCAGTAACATCCAACGATTTAGGAGAATCGGACGGAAATGCAAACTCAAACTGATGAAAAAACCTTGCAGAACATGGAGGCCCTTCGCACGCTTCGCGCCTCACCTGTTCAGAATGGTGAGGTATTGGCCTTGATTGCCTTGCGCGAGGCGCAGGCTCGTGAAGAGGCAGGGACGGTTTGTCGGCCCATTTTCACCCGCCGCGCTTGCCACAACACGGACGATTGCAATCTGTTCCGAGGGTTGGATTGGGTTTACATGCCTGACGGCCAGTGTAAGTGTGGTGTCGTGAAGCATCATTATCATTGTTCGCACTGTGGTGGATTGACCCAAGCAGGATAGGAGGAAGATATGAACGGAAGTCTTGTCGTTGTTCGGAAAGGCCACCATCCAGTCTCAATCCCGCCGCAGCCTGACCTGCTGGAGCGTGTCAAGGCCAACTCCAAACTTCGCTTGATGGGGATTGAGTGTGGGCGTGTTTTGATGGTGACTGTGCGCTTGACCGATGGGAGTGAAATCTTCATTGACACTGCGGCCCTCAAAGTAGAATACCTTGACCCTGCGGACAAGTATGTGGTCTCTGCCTACTCCCAAATCGAATATGCCCGCTACCTTGCCAATCGGATGCAACGAGCAGGGGTGAGCGAGAAGGCTTGTCAGGGAATGGTTATGAAAGCGGAAGAGCAGTTGTGGTTGGCTCTTGCTGGACTTTCCACCTGCGACCATTCCGGAGGGCGCTCTGCCATGAATTTTGGGATGCTTCGGTGTTTTGAGTGCGGGGAGTTGTTCTTTCCTCGCACGTTTTCGGAACGTGGTCAGGCCGAGCAGTATGGTGATGGAAATTCCAGCCGCGGGCGGAAAATCCAGACTTATGCCCATGCGGCTCATGGTTTGTTCGAGGATTGAATGATAATTACAGCATAAACATTTATGTATAGTGTTGTTGCCACGAGAAATAAAATTAGTTGTGAACTTTCACAGTTTTATCGAAATGGGTCGCTAGCCCGAGGATTTAGTTTTGCCGCCGACCTCGATTTGCTGCCTATGATGGTTGGAAATCAGTACATTGGGTAAAATTTTACCCTGTTTCCATTGAGCGTGTTTGTGAAGGACGTGACCCGATACCCCTATATATTGGGTCACTTTTTGATTTTGCGTGCGTCTGGACAAATCTGGTAAGGAAAAAAACAAGGAAAAGTCTTGATACATTTTGATAAGCAATGTACAATGTGGGCATGGAAAACTCAACCCCAATTCCCCAAGAAGAACTTGAAAAGTTAGAGGATTTTATCTCCAACGCTCAATGGAGAGAAGCCAGTACGTTTAGGAATTCAGGATATGAGCATAGTTATGCTCTTAGGAAGGTTAGCAGGGAAAATGCCCTTGCCATCGACGCACTCATTCAAGCTATTGAAAGGTTCGGGTTTGACTCGGAATTTTTCGGAACGCCTCAAAGGTATCTTTGGGTTGGGGAATATAAGTATTGGTATTATGACAATACCCTTGTAAATCGTGAGCATCGTTCTGTCCACATGAAAAGGAATGAAAAGTGAAAACGTTCATTATTCCAACGTGCCGACCATCCTTGATGGAGAGGTTGGTTAGGTCTTGGGTTGGAAATCCGCTTTTGTCCGACTGGACTTGGGCCGTCACATTTCAGGAATATTCGCGCCAACAAGTTGCAATGTTTAGAAGTTTACTTGGGTCTGCATTGATTTATGAGAAATCTTATGATTTCCGTGAAGCTCCGTACCTCATTCGGAATGTGATGTATAAGGCTTTGCGCGGAACCGTGGATGTGTATTGTTCCTTGGATGATGATATGGCGTTCATCCCAGATATGACGAATTATGCCTCGCCAGCCGTCAAGGTAATGGAAAAAGGGGTTGGAGTTATCTCTTGCAATTGGGTTCGTTCCATGTCTCCCGGCTTCATGCGCCGCGCCCAATACAGGGATGAATACATCAAGCAGCCCTTGGTCAATATGTCGGGTGGTCAGGTTTACACTCAGGCCATTGCCGACTTGGTTCAGAAATACCCAATTCGGCGTTATATGTTCGATGACCTGAATTTGTCTTTGGTCGCCTATTTGGAGGGGTATGAGAATTATCGCTACTTGGGTAGTTTGGCAATTCATGGAATTTTGAAGCCAGATGGAATGTCCAAGTTGTTGGACACTGTGAAAATGGAAATTCCAGAGCCAGAGTACGTGGTAACGCAACCGGCCAAGAAGTTGCACAAGTTTGATGGAAATGATTGGATTATGCCTGGAAGTGAAGCCCTCACTCCATTGTCCCGCGAAATGCACGAGAAAAATAGAAAGGTATAAAATGGCCTCATTTTCAATTGCAATTCAAGGTGTAGCAACTCGTCATCAGCATCATATTCGTTTGGAGAAGGAATTGCCAAGGGCGAAGTTTGCCATTGATTATCGTATCACGAGAAAGGTTCAGTACACTTGGCGCGCCGCACTTGAATTGGCCGACCCAACAGCAGACTACCATCTGATTTTGCAGGATGACGTGACGGTCTGCCCGGACTTCGAGGAGACCGTTTTGAAAATCATTGGGAATATCAAGGCCGCGTGTCCAGTTTTGCCGCATTTGGCTTTGTATTGTCCAAAAAGGATTATTGCAGAAATGAGGGGTTCTTCAGTCAATTTTGTTCGCTTGATGGGTGGGGCATGGGGACAGGCGCACATGTACCCGGTAAGCAGGATTCAAGAGTTTTTAGAATATGATGCGGCCAACTTCAAGCCAGACTGGAACACAGATGATGGTCGTTTGGAGATTTGGTCAATGGACACAAGGGAGCCGATTTGGGCAACTGCTCCAAGTTTAGTACAACACTTGGGAGCGAATGAGAGTACGATTGGGTTTAGTAATAAAAACAAGGTTGCCGCTTGGTTTGCGGAGGAATCGCCATTGGGTATGAAATGGAACCCATCCCTGTTTGTTGACGGGTCTGCATCCTCTTTGAAGTCTTTTGCGAGAAAAGTACAAAAAGGGCTTCGCCCAGAGTTGGTTGAACGGTTGGGCTTATGACGCAAAGCACAAGAAATTTAGGAAAGAGTGAAGGTGTGGGTAGGAGGAAACTTATAGAATGGTGTTTGGGCCAAAACCCATCCATTGCTTTTGATTTTGGCGTTGGTCAAGGAGACTTTGGCCTTGCGTTGAAAAAAGAAAAGCCCGAAGTTATCATTGATGGGTGTGATATTTTCCAGCCGTCTGTCGATTATCATTCTGACCGTATTGGGAACCCATATAGAAAGGTGGTACTTGGTGATGTCGTGGACATTATGCCCAAGTTAGCAGGGTATGACACCTTTTTATTTGGAGATGTGTTGGAGCATATCCCTCCAGTAGAAGTTGTGAAACTTCTAAGAATTGCGTCGGCGCTGTGCAGAACAGTCTTGGTCAGGATACCAGTTGGTAGATTTACTCAAAGTGCAAAATTTGGAAACTCTCACGAGGAGCATCTTTGGTCGTTCTATCCAAACTTCTGGAATAGGCTCCCGGAATGGAAATGTTTGTTTTATCAGATACACTCATTAAAGCCAAGTCTCTATCCGTCTTTTTATGATTTAGAATACCATTCTCAGTACGAAGTAAATCACACCTATGTTGGAAGTTTTGGATTAGTTAGGAGTTGAAATGGACATTTGCATCACCAAATCTGTTGGGGTTGGTCGAACTCTGTTGTCGGCCTTTGACCGCGCTTTGCTTGAAGCAGGGGTTGGGAATTACAATCTGATTCCATTGTCCTCAGTCATTCCGCCCAACTCGAATATTCATTATTCGAAATTTCCTCGACCACAGGACAGTTATGGGCATCGCCTGTATGTGGTGATGTCGAGGAAGTTGACGGCCACTCCGGGAGAAACTGTGGCAGCAGGCATTGGTTGGGTACAATCTCCCTCCAGCAAAAAAGGTTTGTTTGTTGAAATCCAAGGACGCACCCGCGAGGATGTGGAGCGCGACATTCGCCTTACGCTGGGAGATATGACCGACACCCGCGCCGTAGACTACGGCGAAATTCGGTCGGTTGTCTCGGAAATCCAGTGCGTAGACATGCCTGTTTGTGCCTTGGTGGTTGCGGCCTACCAAGTTGAGGGATGGAAATAATGAAGGTGTATAACTCAACAAACGTCTGGGACAAGGCCGTTGAACGCGCCGTAAAAGCCTACAAAGACGGGCATCGTATTGTGGTGTCTTTCAGTGCGGGCAAGGACAGCATGGCCGTCCTTGAAGTGATGATTGAGGCGGCCCGCATTACTGGAAACCTGCCGGTCGAGGCGTGGATTCACGATGAAGAAATCATGTATCCCGGTACATATGAATATGCCCTTCGCGTTGCCGAGCGCAAAGAAGTGAAAATGGATTGGAAAATGACTGGTCTACCCGGACTGAATGTGTTCAACCGGGAGTCGCCTTATTGGTGGCCCTTTGATGACCAACTTCGTCCTGACCAGTGGATGCGTCAGCCGCCAGATTGGGCAATCCGCGTACCGTACAACGACTTTTACCATGTAGTCAATCCGCAGACCTATCCACCTCCAGCGGGAAAGTTTTTGTATGTGACGATGGGCGTGCGCGCCACTGAATCCCGCCGCCGCAACACGATGATTCACGTGTCAGGCGGGGCACTCAGTGGCGTTTCCATTCCGGGCGAAATGGGGAAGGGGCGTGAATTGGAAAAGCACTTCCGCCCCATCTATGATTGGACAACGAAAGATGTCTGGTTGGCTTGCAAGGAGAAGGGATGGGACTATAACACCGCCTATGATGTCATGACACGGTTTGGCATCTCGCGGGAGCGGCAACGCATTGCTCCAGTAGCGATGACAACGCATGGCATCCGATTGCTCCAGATGGCATCCCGCGCCTGGCCTGAATGGTTTGATAGGCTTTGTGTTCGGTTGCCTGGTGTAAGATTGGCCGCATTGTACGGAAAGGCCGCCTTGACGCCAGTCCGCCACCGCGCGGAGACTTGGGAACAGGCGTACCAGCGCCTTTGCATTGACGAGGCTCCGGCTTGGATTGCCAAACGCGCGGAAAAGTACCGTGAAGTGATGCTTCAAAGGCACTCCCGTCACTCAACCGAGCCGATTTTGGAAGTGGCCCCTTGCCCATCCTGCACCATTGGCAGGGGTTCTTGGCAGGCAATGACAACCAATATGTACCTTGGCGACCCGTTCTTGTTGAACACAGATTGCGATGCCATTGGGTTCTTGGAGCCAGAGGATATGCGTCCGGGCGCTGGCACCATCAACGGCAAGCCGACATTCTAAGAGAGTTACTGGTGTAAAATGCTCCAGATACTTGTTTTCTCAGCGGTAGTGGCAATTCTGTTTTGGACATACTGGCGTGTGTGGAATGGAATGATAATCCGCACAATCGGTCACAAGTCGTGGTACAGAAACCATTATTGGTTGATGCCCTCGTGGAGGCTTTCCCGCAAAATCGCCCTGTTTTTTTCAGGAAATCGCTGTAAGAGTTGCGGCGCTCGATACAGGCTGGACGTTCACCATAAGACCTATACCATTTTGGGATTATCTGTTCTGTATTGGGAGTGGCTAGTTCCGTGGATTTTGAAAGTTCTTTGTCGGTCTTGTCACGAAAAAGAACATGGATAAAAGGAGATACAAATGACCCAGATTCAGCAAACAGAACGCGCAAGCCTGCGCTCTCAGGAGGAAGTGATGAAAAGGCGTACTGGCAAAGCGGCCAAGGAAATTGAGTTGCAGTCGTTGAAGGTTGAGCGTGTTGACCCGAAAAGACTTCAGCCGAACCCGTACAACCCCAACAAGCAGGATGAACATGAGTTTGATTTGCTTTGTCAGAGCATCCGCGCTGACGGGTTTACCATGCCTGTGCTGGCAAATATGGACTACACCATCATTGATGGTGAACATCGCTGGCGTGCGGCTTTGAAGATTGGTCTTAAGACCATTCCTGTGGTTCGCTTGGACTTGGACGAGGCCAGAATGAAAATCGCAACCATTCGCCACAATAAGGCGACTGGTTCTCACGATGCAGGCTTGGAGGCCCTTGTTTTGGCTGACCTAGAAAAGATGGTGGGCGCGGGTTTCATCGAGAGTCAGTTACTCATGGACCAGAAGGAATTACAGGAAATCCTCAGATTCACCAACGCCCCTGATATGTTGGCTGGAAAAGAGTTTTCCCCGTCTTGGGAGCCTGTCAGAAAAGATTCCGTTTATGAGACGGATGACGCTGGAAAGCCCGTGGCGTCGCCTGTGTTCAAGGCCAGAATGACCATTGATTCTGCGGTTGTTCTTCGCTCTCCAACCTCTGACGCGAATACGTTGGCTTTCAACAAGTTGGTGAATGGCGATAAATCTGCCGGGTACAAGACCCTGTTCACTGTTTCGGCGGTGGTTTCTCCAGAGGAGGCAATTCGTGTTCAGCAAGTTTTGGAAAATCCTGAAATCGCTGGTTCCACGCCTGCGGAACGTCTGCTCACCCTTGCCCGTCAGAAGCACCCCAAAATCCAAAACGAAGTCGAGAAGGAAGCGTAAGATGACAGACCAAATTGTAACCCAACCTGAAGATGTTGTTGTTGTGAAGGTTCCCGTCAATCTTCTGGTCCCCAACGCATACAACCCGAACCAGCAGAGCGTGACCAGCTTCGAGCTTTTGGTCAAATCCATTGAGGAAGATGGCTTCACTCTCCCCGTTGTGGTGAATTCAGGCGTCACCGACCAGCATCTTCGCAACATGATTATCGACGGTGAGCACCGTTGGCGGGCGGCCCAAGTCCTGAACATGCCAGAAGTGCCAGTGGTGTACAAGGATATGAGTGAAGCGGATATGCGCGTGTCAACCATCCGCCACAATAAGGCCAGAGGCCACCACGACAGCGTCTTGGAAGCGAAAGTCCTCCAAGAACTGGCAGGCTCGGTAGACTCGGCTGAATTGAAGGAAAGCCTGGGCCTGGACGATGTAGAACTTGATGTCATGCTCAAAAAGGCTGGCGACTACACGGACGCCGCCGCTCTTTCGGAACTGTCCATGAATGAAAATCTGGAAGCCTTGACCGAGCAGGGTCTCACGGGAGCCGCCGCACAAACGGTGGCCCAACGTCATGGAGTAGCAAACGCGCACAAGGCCCTCTCAGAGCAGACCAAACAGACCCTGCAAAACGAAACAGGAAAGAATGTCCGCCTCGAATTCATCTTCTCTGGTGAGGATGCGGACTTCATGAAGTTGATGGTTTCGCACTATCAGACCGCCAAGAACTTCATTTTGTCCATTACGGCAGGTGAATAATGGCTCCAAAACCGCAAAAGGAAAACTCCAAACACCTTGCGGTGTTTGAACTGTGGTACAGTCTGAAACGCGATACCGCCTCGACGTGCCGAAATCTGCGGTTAGACACCCCTCCCCAGATTGTTTCTGTGGACACGGTGAACCGATGGCGCAAGAAGTATGGTTGGGATGCGCGAGCGGACGAGCGTGATCGGGCTGTCCAGAAGCGGGCGTTCGAGGACAGTGTTGCACAGCAAGTTGACTTTTTGAAGCGGCAGGCGCAGTACGGAAGGTTGCTCCAGCGTGCGGCCTTGCAGTTTGTGAATTCCGCCGTAGACAGTAAAACAGGTCAGCCCAAACTCAACCCGGATGGAAGTCCCGTCTTGGTTGTGAACAACATGGCCGTAGCAATTCAGGCTATGCAAACAGGGTTGAGTTTTGAGCGGGCGTCTCTGGGTTTGCCCGATTGGTTGATGCAGGCTGTGACAGCAGATGATGAAACACTTAGACGCATCTACGAAAGCGCGATTGAGCAACTTGGCCTTAGTGCAGGCGATTATGGCGGAGCGGGGGATAGTGGTGAAAAAGCCTTCCCCGCCGTCAAGATTGAGCCTGTACAACAAACTGGTCAAGGTAAGTGATAACGGCGAAATCTCACTAAGTTTACACAGCGGTCAGGTGAGGGCATTGACCTCACCTAACCGCTTTGTTTTCATGATTTCGGGCGCTCAGGGTGGAAAGACGGTGAGCGGCCCGCTTTGGCTTTTTGAGGAAATCAAACGTCAGGGGCCCGGCGACTATCTCGCCGTTACCTCCAACTACGGCTTATTCAAATTGAAAATGCTCCCGGCCATGATGGAGTATTTCGACAAAATCTTGCATATCGGGAAGTTCTGGCCTGGGCTTGGGGTTTTGGAGATTGCCCATCCATCCAAAGGCTTTTTGGCAAAGTCGCAACACGACCCAATGTATGCTCGCATCTTATTGAGGACAGCGTCGGCAAAAGCGGGCCTTGAGTCGGCTACGGCAAAAGCGGCATGGTTGGACGAGTGCGGACAGGACGAGTTCAAGTATGAAGCTTGGGAGGCCGTGCAAAGACGTCTCTCCATCCATCAGGGCCGCGTACTTGGCACCACCACGCCGTACAATCTGGGATGGCTTAAGACATTTGTCTATGACCGTTGGGTTGCTGGCGATACAGACTATGATGTCATTCAGTTTGCATCGACCATGAACCCAGCATTCCCAGAAGTGGAATTCCAGCGTGCAAAGGACACCTTGCCGGGTTGGCGCTTCGAGATGTTCTATGAGGCCAAGTTCGTTCGACCCTTTGGCTTGGTGTACAAAGAATATGATGAACAGACCATGTTGTCGGATGTGGACTTGGAAGCCATACCCGCCCACTGGCCGCGCATCGTTGGTTTAGACTTTGGCGGCGCGAACACGGCTACGATTTACTTGGCTGAGAATGTGGACGTGACACCCTCTGTGTTCCATGCCTATCGGGAGGAGTTAGAAGGTGGCCTATCCACTAAAATGCACGCGAGCAATATGTTGCTTCGCCTGTCTGGCGCGAAACATTATCGCGTAGTGGGCGGATCAGCCAGTGAGACCCAACCCCGTATGGATTGGAAACGGGAGGGAGTGTTTGTCGAACAACCGTCCCTGCCAGATATTGAAGTTGGTATCAGCAACGTGATAGAATTATTAAAACTCGGCAGGCTAAAGATTCACCCATCGCTTGGTGGTTTACGGCACGAGTTCTCAAGCTACCGCCGCAAGGTCACTCCAGATGGGGAAGTGCTGAACGACATTGAGAACAAGAACACCTTCCATCGGCTGGATGCGCTTCGATATGCCTGCTCTGTGATTACAGTCTCGACCGCCAAATTTGTTGGCGCGCCCGGAAGGAGAAAACCGTGAACAAAAGAAAGATGACCAAAAAGAACCGACTGTTTCCGAACAGCGCACAACTAAATGGGGCCTTGGTACGTCGAGCCGAGTTATCGGCTAACCTTGGCCGCTCATTCAATGGGGCCCGAGATATGTACGAGGTATTGGGGTATCCTCGCCAGTTGCAGTTTGCCGACTTCCTTGCCATGTATGAGCGGGATGGTTTGGCGACTCGCATTGTGGACGCGGTCTCGGACGAGACGTGGCGAGAACGTCCCTCCCTCTCCATTGGCGAGAATGTCAAACGGGATGAATTGGACAACCCAGATGAATTTCAGCGAAGTTTCACGCAATTGGCTGAACGGCTTGACTTGTTCACCGCGTTCAATGAGGCTGATGCATCTTGCGGCATCAGTCGTTTTGCTCTTATTCTGCTTGGCTTGCCGGGCGACATGGAGCAGCCTGCTCCAGTTGTATTGGGGCCAAGCAGCTTGCTATATGTGTCTGTTCACGATGAGGGGAGCGCAGAGGTGGATGAACTGTCCATTGTCACGGACATGAAAAGCCCTCGCTTTGGATTGCCTGAATATTATTTCATCAGCGTGGACGCCTCGCATGGCGCTCGTTATCGTGTCCATTACTCCCGTGTCATTCACGTGAAGGAAGGTCGTTCCCGTCGTCTCTACTCCAAGATTTATGGCGTCCCTCGGTTACAGCCGATGTTCAACCGGCTCATGGACCTGGAAAAGGTTGTAGGCGGTGGGAGTGAGGCGTTCTGGTTGCTCATCCATCGCGGGATGCTCATTTCGGCCAAGGAGAACGCGCAGGTTCCGCCGCAAGGCTCACCAAACTTTGAAGACATCCGTGACGAGATTGAAGATTATGCAAATCAAATCAAACGCTGGATGCTTTTGTCCAATGTGGATGTAACTGATTTGGGAGGGCAGCCCGTTGATAGTGATGCCCAATTCAACACGATTATCGACTATCTGGCAGGCGCGTCGCATATTCCGCAGCGCATCTTGGTTGGTTCAGAGGCAGGTCAGTTGGCGTCGTCTCAGGACGAGTACAACTTTGCGGCCTATATTTCTGCCCGCCAGAAGCGGTTTGCTGAACCCTATATTCTCCGCGCCTTTATTGACCGCTGTGGTCAATTGGGCGTGTTGAAGGTTCCGCCCAAGTACACGGTGACTTGGCCCTCCCTGTTCCAGCTCACCGAATCTGACAAGGCTTCAATCGCCGGCGTCATTGCAGGCGCTCTCTCGACTGCAAGCGGCGGCGCGCCTGAGACCATCATGCCGCCTGATGAATTTGCCAAGCGGTATCTCGACTATGTGCCTCCCGAACCGACCTTCCCCGCGTTGTTCCCCAAGGCCCCTGGTTCGCAGGGAGTTCCTGCGAAGGTTCCCGAATTCTCGTGGCCCACTCCCGCGCAAAAGCCTGAAAGTCTGTGGTCAAAACTGACTGGCGTTTTCGGGCCAAAGCGCCAAAAAACTGACATCAGAAAAATCGCCGACATACTCTCCAAGAAGAAGGTATCTCAGTTCTCAAACCCTTGGCCTTCCACTTGGCGGAATGAGGCAGATGATAATGAATACTCGGTAATGGTTGCCCTTCGTATCCCTGACGCTATTAGCGCGGAATTGTCCAATCGGTTTCCGTTCATTGCCCCAGAGATATTGATGAATCTGCATATCACCCTGTGCTACATTGGCGATTCTCGCGCATTAGACATGACGGCTATCATGGAAGCGGTCATGGATTTTGCCTCCATTGCTTCGCCCCTAAAAGTCAAACTGGGAGGCATTACTCGCTTCGCTGGTGACAATGGAATTGACCCTGTGGTTCTTACGGCTGATAGTCCTGAATTGCCGGGCTTCCACCATGCCTTGACCGCCTTATTGGATATATACGACATCCCGTATCACAAAGAGCGTGTCTTCTCACCCGGCGTGACCTTAGCCTATGTTCCCCATGATGCGGCATTGCCAGTCCAGTCTACCGAACCGCTTGAAGTGAACTTCAACGAGATTTACTTGTACAGCGGCTCAACGTTGCACTCATTGAAACTTGGCAATCCTCCGTTTGAAGGCGCTGAAGATGATGGCACTTCTGTCTCTCCCTAAGTTTTTGGCTTCTGTGCGCCGTCCCTTCATGCGGGATGCGGGCTATGTGCGCCCACTCTCTGACGTCGAGTTATTTTTGGAGTTTGCCGAGGAAGACGCATCCTCCAGTGTTACGCTATGGAACCAGACTGCGGGAGTTTACGGGTTGCTCCATGCCAATGTTCGTGAAGGCTCAGATGGCATTGTCCTGAATGCCCGCACTCCCGCCGAAGTCTATTGGGATGACGAGGATGGCGTCTTTCGGTATGTCCTCTCTGGCCGATTGGTTCCGCAAGACCGCGTGAAGTTGGGTGTGCTTCGGGTCTCCCGCGCTCAGGAACAGGCCATGCGGGATTTGACCATGCGGCTAGTCAATGGAGAAATCTCGAAACTCCAGTGGTACGAGCAGATGCGCCAGTTGATGCGCGACCAATATCGAGCGGCGTGGATTGCCAGTATTGGCGGAAAGCAGAATTACAACCGTCGTCAGCGTGCGCTTTTTGGTAGGGCGGTGGCTCCACAGTATCGGTGGTTGAACAACTTCCTCGACCAACTCAATTCGGGAGCGCAGCCGTTGAATGGATTTGCCGTCGTGCGTGCGGGCATGTATGCCAGAGCAGGGAACGCGGTTTATCAGAACAACTTGCTGGCGGTAGCGCAGTCCAATGGCTTCAAGTACGCGCGTCGGGTTCTTAGTCCCAATGAAAATCACTGCCACGACAGCCGCGCCCATCATGGTTGTGTTGAGTTGGCGGCGAAGGGATGGATTCCGATAAACGAGATGGTCCCGATTGGAGAAGCGACTTGCATTGTGCATTGCCTTTGCAAATACAGGTTCAGGAAAAAGTAAATGGACGAACAAGTAAAAGAACAGGAAACTCCAGAGACTCCAGCAGATGGCAAGATTGTCATCCGCGCAACTTCCATCCCTATTCAATTGGCGCCGTCGGTTGTAGAGGTCAGGGATACAGATGGACACTTGCTTTTCTGTGTCAACGCAAAGACCCGTTCGATTGAAATCCAGTCCCGTGGACGAAGGTTCAGCGTGGAAATTGATTTACTCCGCGTCATGGCCATGCGCCTATGGATGCCAGAATCCGAGAAATCCGTTGTAGCAAGGCCCCTTGACGAAAAAGGTCAAAGTGGTTTAGACTAGGGGCAGTTGCATACTCCTTGTCCCGCGAGCGTCCTGAACGCCTGTCCTCCACAGGCGTTCAGGACGAACTCGTTAATAGGATTGTCATGGAAAAGACCTTGAATTTCTACTCCCAAAGTATGAAACCGACCGCCACTCGTGTTGAACGTGATGGCCGTAAATTTATGGTAGTTCCCGGTGTTCCGTTGGTCGAGGGCGTCTTGAACAAGCGGTATGTTCCAGCTGAACAGTTTGGCTACTTCGTAAATGATTGGAATGACATCCCTGTGGTCTTACGACACCCGAATGAAAATCGCGGCTCTGCTCGTGTGGCGTCTCCAGACGTTCCAGTAGTGGGCCGTTTTTACAAGGCTCAGATGGATGGTAGTCGGCTTATTGGCGAGTTTTGGTTGGACGAGGAAAAGCTCAATGCCTTCGAGGAGGGCAAGCAAATCATTGCCCGCGTGGAAAAGGGATTGCCCGTCGAGGTGAGTACGGGATACTTCTCAGCCACCACCCCTGCTGCTGGCAACTTCAAAGGTGTGGATTACTCCTTCATTGACAGCGACATTCACCCAGACCACATCGCCCTGCTCCCGGACCAAATTGGAGCCTGCTCGATTCAGGATGGCTGTGGTCTGATGCGAAATTCTGCGAACATTCGCGCCAATTGTTCTGTATGTCCTTGCGCTTCGGAACTCAATATGACTGGAGACCTTCCCGAAGAGGCTAAGAGGGTTTGGGGAAAGGTTTATGAAGAAAACAAGGCCAGTGATGGCGAGGAAGTTGCCGTCAAAAAGGCTTGGGGCGCGGTCGAGAACGCGGGTTGGAGGAAGTCCGAGGATGGCAGTTGGGCCAAAGCCAACGTCAGTGATGAAGAATTGCTCGTGGCCCTGTTTGGTGTAGAAGTTTGAATAGGTTACAACGGTGTGGCGTCGCCAGCCGATGACAATTTTGAAAGGAGAAGACAATAATGAAGAAATTCAGCAAAGATAGCGTGATGAGTTTCCTTGAAAAAGTTGGCTTTCGCGTCAACAGCGCCGACGCAATTGAGGAAATTCAACCAGCCGCCGAAGGCGATGCCCATGCGAATGAAGACATGCCCCCGGCGGCCCCTAAGCCGCCTGATGTCATGGAGGAACTGAAGTCGCTCATCGAAGAAATGGGCGGCGTGCAGGCTCTCCGTGACCTGTTGGCTGCTTGCGCCCAGATGATTTCTCAGGACCAGCAACAGCAGCAGACTGCTCAGGTCAACCGTCGCAAAGAGTTGACCGAGGTCTTGGCCGAGGCCAATGCCCGCATCACCGCGGACGACCTGAAGGATGTTCCTCTGAAATTACTTGAGAAGATGGCCGAGACCGTCACTGCCAATCGTTCCACCGAGGTTGTAAACTGGGGAGGCTCTGGCCTGCTCCGCCCTCGCGCCAATGCTGGTGAGACTGTGGCCGCCGCGCCCAAGTTCCTCACCGCCAAAAAGTAGTAAAGGAGAGAGAGACATGGCTAAGACCAGTCATTCCACTGTTCTCGTCAAAGGGAACCCGATTTTCAAGGAATATCCGCTCGATTCGTTCGACATCTATGGCAATGGGGCCGTGCGCCCCGGTATGCTCGTGGATGTCTCGGACGGTAAGTGTTCCCCGCAGTACGATGACACGAACTACACCCCGCCCACCTTTGCCCATGAAGGACTTGCTATTGACGCCGATAGCAAGACGATGGGCGACATTCTGACCGAGTACGACACTGTCGGCCAGGCCGTGCGCGTGGGCTATCACCAGCCCGGTGATGAAATCGTCGCTCTGCTTGCCGCAGGTCAGGATGTCAGCATGGGCGCGTTTCTTGTGTCCAATGGCGATGGCGGCCTGAAGGCCGGTTCGTCCAACATCGTTTGCCGTGCGCTGGAGGCTGTGGATAACAACCCCGGCACGGACTTCAAAACCATTCTCGTGGAGGTGATGTAATGACCACCAGCAATGACGTCCAACTCTCGACGATGGACGCCTACCTGAACGCAGGTGGCGCCATCGCTCCAGAGAAATCCAAGCGCCCGCATCTGGGCGTGCATCAGAACGCCCTGCTCCGCAAGGACGAGTGGCTTGAAATCGACACCGCCGTTTTGGACACCGTGAAGACGGGTTTGGTCGGCATTGACGACCTCCGGTCCGCCGGTCTGGTCAAGCAATTGGGCGGTCTCGGCACTCTGCTCTCTGCCTACGAACAGTTGGGCGACATGAATGCGGCTGATGTCTCGATGGATGCAGACGTTCCCGGTCGTGAAGATGCCGTCGAGTTCGACGCGCAGTATGTCCCTATCCCGATTATCCACAAGGACTTCCGCATCAGCCAGCGTCGCCTTGAAGCGTCCCGCCGGTTGGGCGAGTCCATCGACACCACGCAGGCCCGCGCGGCCACCCGTGTTGTCCGCGAGAAAATCGAGGATATGCTATTCAACGGCCATTCGAAGAAATTGGGCGGCTATCAGATTTATGGGTACACAAACGCCCCGTATCGCATAACTGACACAGGCTACGACTTCTCGACGGTCGGTAACGGCTACAAGACAATTGTCAAGGCTCTCGAAGCGATGGCGAACAAGGGCTTTCAAGGCCCGTTCATGGTCTATGTCGCCTCGGCTCAGTATGGCGAACTGCTCAACCTGATGAACACCTATCAGGACAAGAACGAGTTGACCGTTATCAAGCAAGGCATCCCTGAATTGATTGACGTCAAACGCTCGTTCAACTTGCCCAACGGCCAAATGGTCATGGTTCAGATGAGCGCCGAAACCGTTGACCTTGCCGTTGCTCAGGACATCACCCCTGTCCAGTGGGACGAGATGGCCGGCGCGTTGACCCGCTTCCGCATCATGGCTGCGTTGGCTCCGCGCATCAAGTTTGACGCGAACCACGCCTGCGGTGTGTTGCACTACACCGGCCTGTAAAAGGAGAGAGACATGAAGTATCGTGTAAACCCCGACTTTACCTTTGGCTCGTATGACGAGTACAAAGAAGGTGATGTTGTGGAACTCACCCCTGAACAGGCTTCTGGCTTCCTCGATAAGTTGACGCTTATCGAGGACGACAAGGATGTCGCCCCAAAGCGCGGCAAGGCCGCCAGCAAGAAAGCGGACGTTACTGAGTAAGGAAAAGGTCACTGTGCCGTAAAAGACACAGTGACCTTACTCGACCGAAAGGATACACCCAGAGATGTACGGAACTGTTGATGGAGTTGCTGCCCTATCTGCCATGTGGTCTGATAATGGACACTTCTATGATGAAGATGTCTATCAGCGTCCCACGGTGCCTAGTTTGTCGCAGGTAGAGGAATGGCTTGCTCAGGTCTCTGCATCTCTGGATGTTGCCCTTGCCATCTATGGGTTTGTTGTGCCAATCACCGTGGCGGCCGTCCTTCCTTCCCTTGACCAAAAGGTAAATGGAATTGTCCGAGATTTAGTGGACTATTCCCACGGTGCCGGTCGGTTTTTTACAACTCAGAGTATTGAGTCTGGCGTCAGTCCATTCGCCGCGATTGAAAAAGAATTGCGCGATTGGGTAGCTGAATCTGCCTATGGTTTTGAGGCTTTGGGATGCCTGAGAAATCGTGAGTATCCCGGCAAAAACACTGTTGGCCTCTGGGTGATGTGATGGCGTCTTTGCTTGGTGTGAAGGTCAATGCGACTTTGGTTCGCAAGGGCCTTGAAAACCTTAGAAAAAAAATACCGCTTGTGTCTCGCCAGCGTATTCGAGAAGTTCTCATGGCGATGAAAAAGACACTCTCAAAGCCTGGAGCAAAGCCAACGTACCCAATTCGATGGGATACAGCCAAGCAAAGGAGAGCGTTCTTCGCCAGTGATGGTTTTGGCGCTGGAATTCCCACCAAACGCGGCAAAGGCAGTGGCGCCATTCAGAGAAATTGGAAAGTCATTTCCACAGAATATGGCGGCGATCTTGAAAATCCGATGTCTCATGCCCGCTTTGTTTACGGAACGTACAAGAGTACGAAAGCGCAAAGCAGAATTCATCGCAACCGTTGGCCCTTGCTAAAGACCGTAGCCAGCGAGGAAATTGCGAAACTTCCAAAGAAAGTTCGTGAGTCAATCAAGATTGTTGCCACAAGCATAGGCTTCAAAGTCAAATGACCGACCTCTACTCAACCGCTGAACAGGCTTTGCTCGATTACATTGCCGAGGGTTTGCCAGCCTTGTTCCCCCACCCGTCCAAGCAGTTGACTGCTTCCGACGACACAGTGTTGGACAATGGGCATGACCACTATGGCATTGCTTATCCGGGCGCGTTCCCTATAATGCCTGCGGGTTCTGGGTTTTACGAAGTCAATTGGGAAGTCTTGTTGGACGTGTTTTATCGCTTCAAGACCACTAGCGAGGAGGCTTGGAGAGGCTTCAAGTCCTATCGCGGCGACTTGTTCAATTTGTTAGCCTTATCTCTCCGGGGTGAAACACTTGGAGCGGCAGACCGTGTGAAGCGACTCACTGTTGTCGCAGAAGACCGCCCTCGGTACATCCCAAGCGCAAAGGGTGACCAAGAAGGCCCACCCGCTTTCATTGCTCAAGTTTTGGTCGTGACTATCACGCAAGTTTTTGTAAGAACAAAATAGAAGGAGAGTATCGCCATGCTTACTGAACCGTTTGTCTATTCTGGTTTGAAGAAAGTCGTTGTCTATGAACTAAACGCGATGGGGCGTCCGAAGGCCACTGGTCATACCGCCTATGTCGGCATTGAGTTGTACGGCTCAAAGGCTTACAACCTCACCCTGCCCAGCACGCGGAAGATTGCGCATACTGGCAATGACCGTCTGCTCAAAGTCCAGCAATTCCCGTCGCTCGAAGTTGCATCTGGCGAGATTTCCGTTGGCGCGGAAGACCTTGACGTCATTGCCGCTCTGTCTGGTTCCACCATTGTGACCAAGGCGGGCTTCAAGATGCTCCCGCACCTGTCTGACCTTGCTGGCAGCGAGCCGAATGTCGGCTTGATTTGTATGCAGTCGGGCCTTGCCAAATCTGGCCCGTATCGCACGCACTTCCACTTCATCACCAGCACTAAGGCCGTGGTTCGTTTGCCAGGCGCGGGCGCGGAACCCATTGATTTGGTCTATGACATTGCCCCTGACCCTGTGACCCGCTACCTGTGGGGCGAAATCATGGCTCCGCTGGCTGATATATACGACGAGACCAGCGGCGTCCCTGAATCGGGTGCGTTTGAGGCTGGCGTTTGGTCGGGCTTCGCCGAGGGTGACCCGCGCATTGCTTCGTTCATCGCGGGCGCCGGCCAGACCTTGTTCGAGTTCCCGGCCTCCATGCCCGCGAACAGTGCCGCCAATATTGCTGTGTACGTTGCCGACCCGACCGATGTCTATTCGGTCGAGGTGGACGCCGCTGATTACACTGCCACCACCGCGGGCGTGACCTTCGATGTCGCTCCCGGAACCGGTAAGGAAGTGCATATCGTCTTCCAAGAGGCCGTGTAATGACGACTCAGGGCCTTCGCTCCAAGATGGTCACGCTCTCGGATGGACGGGTAGTCCTTGTCCTCGAAGCGGATTACTTTGCTGGTGAACGCCGTGGTGAATACATTGGCGAGGCGCTGGTGGCGTTCGAGAAACAGCCGAAAATCCTTCGCGCCTTCGTCAATGTGTTTGCTCCGCTTGCGGCTGCCTGCACTGTCAATGGTGAACCCCTCTCCATTATGGAATACCGCGACATGCGCGAGGTTGACATCAACATCTTGACTGAAGCGAACCGTAAACTCAACCCCCACTGGTACAAGTGGTTGGATGAGGCCGAGGAAGCGGTTGAGGCTCTTGCAACTAGGATGGACGCGAATGCTCCATTGAATACCAGTCGGGGGTCCAACAAAAAAAAAGGGCAGAGGCGCGTGAAGTAATTCAGACTTTGATGAAGTTTGCTCCAAAGGTAGATGAGGATAACTCTCTGCCTTTGGAGTTGGAAATTAGTTTGGATGAGTTCCGCGCCGTCCTCCCTGATTGGATTATGTGGGTTTCGACTGGGCGGAAGTTCTTACCGCGCAAAGGTGGGCTGCGAGACCAGCCGGAGCACGTGATGAACGTCATTCTCTATATTGATATGCTGTTCGAGAAAATTGTCGCGCAGGTGCTTGAACAGATTAGGAGTAAGGTGTAGATATGGGCAGTCCTGATGTTGTGATTGGCATTGTCGCTGACGCAAAAGCCGCTGAAAAGGAAATTCAGGGGTTTGCTGACGACCTTGCTAAAGACTTCCAGACCTACACTGACGCCGTTTTGAAGGGGTCGAAAAAGACGGAAGAAGGTTTTGATAAAGTCAAGAAGAAGGTAAAGCAGTCCTCTGAAGAACTCCGCCGCGAACGCGAAGAAGCCCAGAAGGTCAACCAAGAAATATCGAAGATGGCTGACATTGCTGGCGTTGCTGAGAGTACGATTGAGCAGCTGCCAGATGGCGTGTATGAGATGGGAAAAGCTGCGATTCAGGCTGAGAGAAATTTGCAACTTGTATCAAAAGAAGTCTCAAAACTGACAAGGACCTCTGGGATACTTGGAAGTGCCGGACTTGGCCTATTTGCTGGAGGTTCTGCGGCTCTTGGCGGAATGTTTGCCGCCGCGCAAAAGGAAGCCGCTCGCCAAAAGGATATGGGCGTAATGACCAAATCCGCTCGTGAATGGCTGGACGCCCAAAAACAAATCGAACAGTCGATGGAGCGGGTCAGTCGGGTTGCCCTCTCCGCGCTGCTCCCAACGATTGAAAAAGTCGCAGACCTTACCGAACAGGCGTCGAAGTACGTTGAGGCTCACCCAGAATTAGCAAAGACATTGCTCACCGCGGGAACGGTTGCGGTGGGTCTTGGAGCCATTCTAAAAGTCGCCGCTTCTGGCATCAAAATTATAGCCGACCTGAAATATGTAGCCGCAAATGCAGAGTTTGACCTTGCTACCATGCGCTTTGAAAAAAGCGTTGCGGCCTATGTTGGTGCGTCTGTTGCTGGTGGGGGAGGCGGCGCGGTTGGTGGGTTGTCTGGCCTTTTAACTGGCGTCTTGAAAGGAATTGGGGGTGGATTGGTTTTAGCCTTAGCCGCCGCTGTTGGCGCCGTGATTGGAAAGTTTTTTGGAAACTTCGCGGCAAAAGGAATCTATGGCAAGGACTATAAAGACCAGTCGCTTGGGGATGCGGGTACGACCGCCAAACGCTTTACAGCAATGGGCATTACTGGATGGACTGCGGCCCTTGAAAAGATGGGCTTGGTTGCTGAAGGTTCTACCAAGAAGGTCTGGCAGGCTACGACCTCATTCTTGGGGTTGACTGATGCGGTTGAGAAGGCGGGCGAGGCCGCCTCAGAGACGGACAAACTTGGCTTTGAAATCATGCGGAAGTTGGAACAGGAAAACTTGGCCGCTGAACGCGCATACTTGAGTAAGAGAAAAGATATTGTGCGGCAAGAGACTGCGGCAATCAAGTCTGCAAATGCTACGCTTGCCAAAACGCTCAGGCAGATAAGTGATGACCTGTCTGCGGCTGTCGGCGCAATCATGAGGAGTTACAAGGCTGGCCTGGCCGAGGCCGCTCAAAATTACGCCAACAACGTTGCCAACATTGAGAAGACTGGCCGTGATGAGGTTGTTCGTATTCGGGAAGATGAGCGCAAGCAGTTGGAGGAATTGGAGCGAGAACATAATCGCACAATGCAGAAACTCACCTTGCAACGTGACGCCTTCGCCATAGACCAAGAAGAACAAGCCTACAATGACCGCAAAAAGGAAATTCAAGATTCCGCAAATGAGGCCGTAGCGCAGGCAAAAGAAAACACCCGTCGCCAACTTGAAGAAGCCAAGAAGCAATATCAGGCTGAACTTGAACAGCGAAGACAGGCTTATGAAGAACAACTTTCGCAGGCTCGCGCTCAGGCCCGCGCACAGGAGGAGCAGGCTTTAGAGGCAAGAAAAGAAGCCATTGCCGCCGCAAAGGAAGCCGCTCAGGAACAGTTGGCAGAGGCGCAGAAGCAATATGAACAGGAGCGCCGAGACCGCGTGCTTGCCGCGAATAACCAAATCCGAGACCTTGGCGGCGCGTTGCAGGCAGAGCGGGCCATGCGGCAGAAGTATTACAGCATTATTGTTTCTGATGCTCAAAGTTTCATGCAGTCCTACCAGTCGGCTATGACCCCGTCCATCTCTGGAAGTCGAGCAAGTGGAGGCTACGTCAATAAGGGCCTGTACCAGTTGCATGACAATGAATTTGTCATGAGCGCCGCGACCACGCGCGCCGCCGAGCAGTTGGTTGGTGGACGGCTCAATCAACAGAATTTGCTTGGCGCTATTGGAGGCGGTACGACCCAGATTATCCAGTTGAAGTTGGAAAACGGAATGACGGCCATGGAGTTGAAGTCTCATTTGGAGAACGTCGAGAACTCTGTGTTCCAACAGATATCGAATCTGTTGGGAGGAGCAGTACCCGCATGACCACGATAATTGTCCCTCGCCCCGGATACCTTTGGGCAGTCGGATTGACCTCCGACAATTTAACCTATGTATTGGAGCCTCGATGGAACTTTTCTCCAGCGTTCAAGGAATTGCCCTTGATGTCTGGAGGCAAGCGAAAGTTTGGCTATGCTTCCGCAACTTGGGTCTATGGCTTTTTGTCAGATTTAGACAGGGCAGTATTCAGGGCGCTTTGTCCTGACCCTGCCGCCTCAGCCAAGGTCTATGTCCAGACGAAAATCCTTGAAGGGAGCAACCAATTCAAATTGTTCTATGGCGATATGTACTGGCCTCCCATTGAAGACCCGCAGAATAAAACTCGGATGGACTTTCGTTTGGAGTTCAAGTATTTGACCGAGGTAACGCCATGATTGTAAGTCCAGAACAAAAAGCCTTACTGCGAAGTGGCCCTCAGTTTAGTAAGTTCTATTTGACCGGCCTTGATAATCCTGATGTGGTTTTCAAGGCCAGAGTCAATCAAACTTTCACCACTTGGGACTTTTTGAAGGAGTTCCTGTGGGATGATTCCACCTATGGCAACTATACTGATGTCTTGCCTGGAATGACAGTTGCCATTGGCACTACCGATGGTGGACATGAGATAGGATGGGCGCGGGTTAGAAAAGCGCCTACTAATACAACGTTCTACATTGGCGAAGAATCCATCCTTCGCATTGCCGAAGACCATTACATCACGGTTTATAGGGACTATTTGCTTTGGGCTAAGCATGTTTTTGTTGATGAAGATGCGAATGTTCTTATGGATGGAGATATTGAATACACTGACCAGAATGAGAACTTTGACCCATTGGTGCTAATTGACGCTCCAAAAGTTGTATGGTTGGAACCAACTATTTCTCAGGTTTTCAATATAAACGACCGCGTGTTCAGATTTATTGGCACTTGGGTAAACGGTGGAAGTGGAGCAATGAATTCTGACTTTGTTGGCAGTTATGCAGAGTTGGAGTTTTTTGGGCGTGAGTTTACTGTCAACTTCGGGACTGGCATATACAATGGGATTGCCGGGATTTATGTTGATGATGTTTTGGTGAATGAGGTTGATACTTATTTGACCGATTCTTATACTTCTACTGGTCTTTTAGACACGTCTCACACTTTGAAAGTCGTTGTGACTGGAAAAAAGAACCCAAGTTCGTCATGGCATTGGATTTCGATTCACTCGTTTGTTGGACAGGTTTTTATGGCCGAAGTTGAGGCGACCGCTTCTCGTTCGTTTGTTTTCGGCTCTTCCATTTCTTCGTTCAGATGGACTTGCTCGGATGCTTCATCTTTAGTTGGTGAAAATACAGGCGCTTTGACTATGCGGTTTACAACGCCTGGAAAGAAGTTTTACTATTGCACTGTTAGAGCAAACAATGGAAAGGCGTTTACGGTTGTTCGTTGGGTTTATGTTGAAAGTAGAATATCACCCCCAGAGTCGCCTATTATTGTAGGGCAAATCTCTGGCAGTTATGAGGATGGTGGATTCTCATTCACCATAACCGCGCATGGGGATGCTTCGAAATCCTTGCTCCGAGACCGAGCCGAGGTGGTTCTTTTTGCCGAGGATTGGTATGGCGCTGCCAAACAGTCCATTGGATTCAAGCCTGGTTGCGAGAACATCGTTTGCGTTGGATACATCGCAGGAGAGACCATTCGTTGGTCGAAGGATGAAAGTACTGTAACATTTGAAGTGAAGGGAGCGAATTACTTTCTCCGCTCCATTCCTGGATACCCCCCAGGCATTGGTTTGAGGACAACAGATGAGGATAGTTGGGTCAAGGTTGATGGCTTGAATATTGACATTGCCGTTTGGCATTTGCTCCATTGGCGCAGTACAGCCACGTTGATTATGAATATCAATTTGTCTGGAAATACGCTCTATTCTGCTGGGTTTGAAACGTCCAGTTCCACCATTTGGGAGCAGATTGATGACATGGCAGTCAATTCAATTTTTGCCCGACCTGGCGTTGACCAGTTGGGCGAGTTTTGGCTTTGCGTCGAACCGCAACTTGTTCCGGTCCCTGACCGTGATTGGGATGTGGTTTATCAATTTGAAGATGAAGACCTCCTCCCAAGTGGGGAGATTCGCCGCCGTCAAGTTGAAGACACATCGGTCGTGAACATCTCTGGAATTTCCGTCACCTTGGACGGGAAACCGTCCACTTGGTACGCTCTCTCTCCCGGACACTCCCTTCCGCATTATGGACGCCCGCTAACGGCAGACCGTTTGCTTCTGGAGGGACAAGACCAAGCCATTGCCCTTGCTGGCGCTATCTATGCGTTCAAGAATAACCCGTTCCCGGATGTGCCATTGAAGGTAGCTTCAAACTTTCGTTGTGTGAGCATGTGGCCGAATCAATTTATCTCCAGAGATGGGCAGGTCGAGGATACCATTCGCGAACAGGAATTGTCGATGAACTTGATTGTTCGTGGAATTACATATTCCATTGACCTTGAAGGCGGGTTCTTGCTTACGGAATTGGATTGTGAGGCCGAAGTCACTCCCATCCATGGTGTGAAAGGCGACATCCCCAATGTTGACGAGGATGATACCAATCCTCCAAAGACAAAGCCGCCTGACGACCCGTACTTGCCGCCCGGTACGAATGTTAGTGATTTGCCAAAAGAAATGATTTTGCTGGAGCAGACACGAGGGTTTTATTACACCCTCGATGGTGACTCTTTGGATGGAGCGCATTGGCTTGCCATGAATGGCGGTCTGGACGCTTGGCATCGTCAGAATATCAGCGAAATTCTCGTCACGCAGTACGGCAAGATTTATATTGCCTACTATGGGTATGACTCTTTCCAAAACGCAGGAAATGAACTTTGGTGCACAGATGGTCTTGGCGGATACTGGCGACAGGTCTTTGATAATGACTGGCTTTTGTCCGAGTGTGGTGCTGGTCCTGGCGAGGGAGTCATGCTTGTCGCGGTTGGCGTGAACTCAGTTGCTAACGACCAAATTGCTATGGTGGCTGGAGTGAAAAAGGCTGGGCCGCCCGGATACCTTGACGGCCATTTCTACGTCGGCAATGAATATGGCTTCTCCGCTGGTGAACATCTGCTAGACTTGTCTGGATCGCCTGGCTGCATCACTTTTGGCGGTGGGCAATGGTCATTGACAGCAGCGATCAGATCTATCTTTTTGGATGTAGCGATTTGGAACTTTAGCCAGTCCGGTTCTCAAATTGGCCCACGCATTGACTACAATGACAGCCTATCCCCCGGCCCTGGTCATGTTCGTGTTGGTTCGTCTAGTATGTTCTATGCCACTTCATTCGACAGATTTTATTTGGTCACTGGAAATGGCTCAAACATTATTGAAACTGGTGGCGGCAAGTCAATTGGCTTTCCATACCCATTGTGGTGGTTGGGTGTAGAGCCGACTGGTCAAAAGTTGATGATTTGCCCGTCCGGGGGAGGAGCTTTTGCCTCTGGCGACTATGGCTCGACTTGGCACTCCATCAATGACATTCTGCCTCTTGCGACTCGAGCATTTTCTTGGGCCAAGTACAACCCGAATCGTTGGGTTGCTGGTGGCGGATTTGTTTGGTTTACAAGTGACTTTGGAACGTCTTGGCTCAACATTTCTGGAAACCTCGCCCATGTTTGCAGTTTACCCGCCGTGAAATATATCAAGGTGTTGAAATGACTCCTCGGCCAAAAGTGAAGATAAAGTCATATTATGAAAGCCTTCGCAAGAAGGTTTTTTCCGATGAACGTATCCCTGCTATTCTTGGCAAACCGAACAGCGATGTTGTTGTTTCTCGGCCCGGTTATGTTTTTGCAACGCTGTATAACGGCCAGACGATTGAAGTGATAAACCGAGTTGTCCCAACCAATCTACCGCACCTAAAGGTATGGTTAGGATATGATGCGAAGTTTCCCAACATGTTTCAGGTTCTCAGCGAGCGATTTGTTTTTCAAGACCCTGTTACAACGACGTTGCCAATTCATGGCCCAGAACATGCTTGGCCCAATGGCAAGGATTGGACATACTTTCATGGAAACCAGTTTTTGCCATTGCTGGCAATTCCTTCGACCACGGATGGGCCGTTCTGTGTGAAGTTATATGGGGCCGTTGTTCTTTGGATTGATGGGTCTCAATATGTCACCATCTCCACCCGAATTGTGGATGTGTCTGCCAGTGTTCCTACCAACGGGGCTAGATATGTCTTGTTGAACATTGATTCGTCCGACGTTTTGACTGTGAAGGAGGGAACGGAAAAGGACTCGGTCGATTTCTTGACGTTAGCCGACATCCCTTTGCCTGATGAAAATTGCATCGGGCCTTGGGCTATCAAGCTGTATTCTGGGCAGGAAATGACCCATAAAGATGGTCAATGGGATGATTATATTGACCTTCGGTGGGGGAGGGGTGGTGGTGAGAGCGGCACTGGTGATGTCATTCAAGATGGTTCAATTACCGCAGGTCACATGGCCGTTTTTGCGAGTGATAAGCACATCGAGGATGGCGGAGTTCCGTTTGACCTACTCGACACAATCGAAACCTCTCCAGAGATTGGACCTATTGCATCTGGAAATGAAGCGTTTGTGGTGGAGGATGACCTTGGGGCTTTGCTCCGAGTAACCCTTTATGAACTGTCCGGGCTATTGCGGCAACTTGGAAATTATGTAACCTCGTTGATTTCTATCAACACGACCTCGCCTTTGGTGGGAGGAGGAAACTTATCTACCAGTAGGACAATTTCCATTCCCGCGGCTACTGCTAGCACAGATGGATACATGACCTCGGCGCAGGCATCGAAACTGGATGGGATTGCAGAAGGGGCAGAGGTAAATGTCAATGCAGATTGGGATGCAGTCAGTGGCGATGCTCAGATTTTGAATAAGCCTACCATCCCAACCCAATACACTGATGAAATGGCTCAGGACGCAGTCGGCTCGATGGCTGGAACGTCGTTGGTCTATTTGGACGCGACCCCGCTTCTAGCGCGAGCCGCACTGACTGGTGATGTTACTGCTCCGCAAGATAGCAATACGACCACCATTGCCAATGGTGCTGTCACCAATGCGAAGATGGCAAACATGGCGCAGGCAACTATCAAGGGGAGAGCGTCTGGCGCTGGAACGGGTGACCCTGTTGATCTAACTGCAGATCAGACCCTCGCTATTTTACAGGGCGGAAGCACCCCACTTGGGTTATCAAAGTATGCGTTTCAGGCACGACTTACTTTGACTTCTGGAACTCCATATCCGACTGCCTCAGTCGTCCAGGGAACAACCCTGTATCTGACACCCTTGCCTTATGGAGATGTTATTACCCTGTACACTTCTGGAGCATGGAAAGAATATACACTAACTGAAATCAGTCTAACCCTAACAAGTCTTCCAACAGCATCCATAACATATGACATATTTGTGTATGACAACGGCGGTACACTTACCTTGGAAGCAGTGGCCTGGGCAAGCAAGAATGTCAGAGCCGCAGCCCTTGCGAAACAGGGAGTCATACTTGTCAAAAGTGGCGCAGCAGACCGTAGATATGTTGGGACTGTCTATATTGATAGCGCAAAGAAGGCCACAGATATTATCGGTGGAACGGTCAACAGCACCACACCGACACGCAAGCACGTGTGGAACTATTACAACCGCGTCCTGACCTCTGCCAAAAAGACCAACTTTGCCGACGGTCATACATACAACAGCCCGACCTATCGCAAATGGAATAACACAACGACAATGGACTGCGAAATCGTCATTGGTGTCGCGGAAAAGCCATGCACCGTATTTGCGGGTGGAAATCAGAAAGATGGAGCGTCCATTGACGTGATGACTAACTGGACATCTGGTGGTGGCTGGTTGGTTGATCTATATAACGCTTCTGCGTCGCAAATTTCAGCTTTTACAGGTGGATCAATTGCCACCACCGATATTGGTTTGATAACCTTATCGGTAATTGAAGCGTCTCCAAACTCAACCACAGCAACATTCTCCACCTGTGTGATGGATGTTGTTTATGAATACTAAGGAATAGATTTATGGAATATCATCGCGCAATCTTCTACGTCAATCTGGCCTTGATGGTCGAGGTTTGCATTTTTGCTCTTGTTTTTTGATGAAGTCGTAAATTGGATTGTCCCGTGGGTCGTGAATAATTGGCAGCGAATTTGCGCTTTTGGCGCGAACCTTCCCAACAGTTTCTTGGCGTTTCTGGTGCATGGGGTTCCGGCCTTCATCCGCCCATTGAATGAAAAACTCTATAAAGCCTGGAGACCGAAACAATGATGCACACGATTAGGAACTTTATACAGCACCAAGTAGACACGGCGTCCTTGCTCACGGATGTGGTTATTGCCAGTTTTATGAGTGGGTTGTTTAGCCTATTCTCGCAGTATTTGAACTTCAAGTTCAAGAAGCCGGAGAGTGATGCGCATGTCAACATTGAAAGAAAAAAGGTGGAGGGCGAGTTCTCCGCCAATATCACAGAGGCTTGGTCTGCGTTGTACAATGAAATGAAGTTTCAAAACGAGGTTCTGACAAATCAAAACAAGTTGCTTATTTCTCAATGGGAAGAATGTAAAAAACGAGAAGCGTTGATTACTTTGGAGAATAAAAATCTCCGACGTGAGAATATAGCCCTCCGGTCCAAAATTGTGGAATTGGAAGCTCGAATTGCAGCCCTTGAAAGGAAGGTTTGAAATGCCGTTTAAATTGAAATTGCCAGCCGTGTACGACTACTATGGAGGGGAGTGGCCTGTTGTTCATGATGTTGGCGTGACCGCAGAAATCTTCAAGGCCACGGATTGGAATGTCAGGGGCGTCAAGAGGTATGTTGACGACCATGTTGATGATTATGTTCAGGGCGCAATGGATTTGTCAATCCGCTATGCCCTGTATCACTTTTTGCGCCCGAACTCGATTTACGAACAGGCCATGCACTATGTTGAAACGATTGAGCAGTTGGGCGGCCTTGGTACGTTGGGAATTCCCATTCTTGATGTCGAGATGTCGGTAAACATGGGCGGTCGGGATTGGTCTTCTCAAATCAAGACTTGGCTTGACATTGTTGAGTTGCACTTTGGGAAAAAGCCCATGATTTACACGAATGCCGGGGCGTGGAAATTCACCTCTTGGGTAGATACTGTTTTGGACGAGAAGGGTAGGAAAACGCGCAAGATGGTCTACCCCTCTTGGTGCCGAGACTATCCGCTCTGGGTCGCTAGTTATCCGTTTAGTTGGTTTACCGATGCCAACGATAAACCACTGTCCATGCCTGGTGGCTGGAAGTCGGATGAGTGGGTTATGTGGCAGTACAGTGAGAAGGGCCGCGTCAATGGGTATCACGCCAATGACCTGAATGTGATTTCAGACTATGGCTTGCGCGTTCTTGGCCTTAAAATTGACGAGGAAGAAGAACAGGGCCAGCCGCCGGACTTCCCTGCCAGCTATCGTGTGATTTCTGCCCCGTATGTTCGCATTCGAAGCGGGCCTGGCGTAAACTATCCCTTTGTTGCGAAAATTCCCTACAACTCAACAGTAACTATCTCCAGCGCCATTGAAACGACCATTGGGAATGATAAAGACATTTGGGGCAAGATGGGTGATGGGTCTGGCTGGATTGCCATCCGCTACAATGGAAGCGATAAAGCAGAAAGGATTGAACCATGACATACGCGATATTGAAACGCCTTTGGGAAGTCGAGAAAGGTCCCGGACAGGACGACCTCGACCAGTTTGGACTTTGTTGGACGCCACAGGATGGAAATTGCTCTGGCGTGACCAACTGGATTGCTCTGGATTCTCCAGAGAAAGTCCATTGGCGGATGGTGAATACTGGAGTTGATGGCTATTCCATCACCGAAAAAGAGCAATATGCCGTGCATGAGAATCCAGGCTTTATGTTCTATGCCAAAGACGGGAAGAACGGCCTTTGGCGTTGGCCCTCCATCCTCATTGGGAGCATGGCCTACGAACCCGGTAAGCAAAACATCGTCAAGATTGTGGACGAGGATAAAGGCTATTACAACATCGAAACGATACCCGTTGTGGACGACCTCTCCCTCTACTCTCCAATGACGCACCCTTGGCTGTACATTGTTTCGTATGCGACCAACAAGAAGAATGTCACGCATTACACCAAGGCGGGGTTGATTTATCAGCCGCTCTGGAGCCCATTTGGGCGTGTTCGCGCGAATGGTAATTGCACAGGCATGTGGCTTCGAAGGCAGTATGTCCATTCGTTCCTATCTGAACTGCCTCCCTATGTTCCGCCCAAACCATCCAACGAATTTTGGGTGACTGTGCTTCGCAGGTCTGTTCTCAGGTGTTCGCCGAATAAATCAGCCAAAAAGTCTGGCTATGTTGCCCACGAGGGAGAGGCTTTATTTGTTTCCGAATTGAGCGGAGAATGGGGTCTCACCCTTCGCGGTTGGGTACAGATGAAGGATACGGTCAGGAAATGAGACCAAAGACGTATTGGTTGTATAACCATCAAAGAAAGGGGCAGGCCTATGAGGGGGCTTTGATACGAGCAGGGATGGAAAAAAGACACCCTGCTGACATTTACATGTTTGACCTCGGCACGCCCGGCCAAATTGCAAAAGTCCGCCAGGCCCGCTGCAAAGGAAGCAGGGTTCTGATTTATCCTCATGCCGCTAGACCTGTGGTGGCATGGGATGGATTTGTTCCATTGCCCAGAGAAGTGGATACGATTTTTGTTTCAGCGAAAGGACATGTGGATGTCCTTCGCGCCTATGGCGTTGACAAAAGAATTGTCGTTTCTGGTTGGTCGTATTGCGACATTCAGCCATTCAGGAAATCCGAGAAAATCGAGACCGTTCTGTTTGCTCCCATCCACCCGAACAATAACGGTTTCATCCCTCCCGCGTACAAAGATGCAAACCAGAGAGCATTTGCCATCCTCCAAAATCTTGCGAAGGTTCACGGCTTTTCGCTGCGAGTTAGACACCTGAACACTTTGGAGAACAATGGTTTGTGTCGTGTGGATGGGGTGGAGTACATCCAAGGCCTGCCGAATTTGAACTTCTCTGACGCTAAGGATGCAGATGTTGTGGTTGCGGCGCAGACCTATGCCTTTGCCTGTGTTGCAATGGGCATCCCCACTGTTATGTTTGGAGAGAATATTCCACCACAGACCGGCACTGGCATCAATGATTTGAAGTCGGCAAGAAGTTGGGAGCGTTACAAGGAGTTGATGAAATTCCCAATTGACTTGCTTGATTTCCCAAAAGGAAGGGAGTATTATGCTCTTGAATGGGCCTGCGATGTCGAAAAGGACAGTGAAATCCTTGAATGGAAATCAAGGATGATTGGAAAGCCCTTTGACCCGCAGGTATTGTATTCAGTCATATTCAACTTGAAAGGAATTGCAAGATGAAGACTTCGTATCGCTTCTACTTCGCTCTTGCCATCTTGGGCTTGATGCTCTTGATGGCCTCGCCCGCGTTCGCGCTCTCTCCTTCGCACGACGAGGGCGTCCCCGGCCTGAACCTGACGGCGGCCCAGATTCTAATTGTCGGCTTCTGCGTCACTGGGTTCGTTTCGCTTTTTCGCCTCGCCATTGAATTGACGACCAAGGCGAAAATCGCATGGCGCGACGAATACATGCAGGCCATTGTCTATATTGCCGGCGGCGTGTTGGCCTGGGTCTTCTACCCACAGACCTTACCTCTTTGGCCCGACTTTGGTCCAGACCTCGGCCAGAATATTCAGATTTTCATGAACGCCTGGCTTGTGCCGATGTATGCGGTTTTGTCGGCGTGGTTTCTGACAGCGACTTTGCTCTACAAGTTCATCATTCAGGGCGTGTACAACGGCTTGGGCCGAGCCATCAACCCGACCGTGTTCAGGCAATCGTGACAACAACAGACCGCCCAAGTTGGGCGGTCTTATTTTTTAGTATAAGGTTATGTATAAAGTTTATACCGAGATTCTGTGAAGTTTCACAGAATCCACAACCCTGGGCGGAAATTTCCGTAGATATAACCGATTATGGGCTGGCTGATTGGAGGTACCTTGCTCTGCCTGCTTATGATTTCAACGGGGGCCACGCCATTTGCTCCCTGCAAGGCATATAAACACGCTCAGGATTGATTGTGGGCGATTTTGTTGGAGAATCCACTACTAAATACACCCATAAAGGCAAAATGGCGCAAAATCGTTCTGGAAGTCAAATGCCAATTTGAGCCAAATTGTATAGAGTGATACTTTTGTAATTTGGGGGATTTGCTATATAATGACGACTGGGCAAGGATTGTCAGGAGAAGAATGAAAAAGAACGTATTGGATTCGCAAGAGGCTACTGTGCTTTGCTACATCGCCTCGTACAAGAAGGCCAACCCATTCAGCCCATCTTTTAGGGACATCGCAGTTGCGTTGAAAGACCGATATGGTAAGCCAGTTTCATCCTCGGTGGTTGGCCGGGTATTGAAGAACCTAATAGGGAAGGGCTACGTTGGAGCCTTGATGACTGGCAAGGTCGTGCAACCTCGCACTGTTTATCTCACCAAGAAAGGTCGTGTGGAGTTGCCAGCCTGTCAGAAGCAGGTGAAAATTGCTCCAGTAAAACCCTTGACTATCATGGATAGGTAAAATAGAATGGTGTCAATAGGTACATTATGTTGAACATCCTCAAATTGATTATTGGCGACCCGACTGAGATACAGTTGGCGCGTGGCGTCCAGACTGGCAACCTCATCCCCCTTGGGGATGCGGACTGTCCGATGCCGGGCTATGAGGATTCAACCGTGTACACGGACACTCCCAGCGGTCATGGAATCTGGCATGGTGGCGGTTTGTATGAGAAGGTCTCGAATGGTATAGCCTCCACAATATCTAAAAAAATTCATTCACTCTAGTATTGAATGTTAGGGAGTTTTATGCTACTATCTAAATTGGATGCGCGTGGAGCGGCCAAAACCTACCACGCGAGACCGCCCGACCTCCTATCGGGCGGTCTGTCTTTTCCTCTTGACTTTTCAGAATAGATATTCTAAAATAAGATCAACGCAAGTAAACGCTGAACGGCACAGCAGAATACTTTTGTCTCGAACAGGTTAGTTTCTCTCTACCGGTTACCAAAGTCTTGCGTTAAACGCTTCGTCTTTAGTACCGCCCCCTTGCAAATGCCGTCGGTAACGGGTAGAGAAAAGCCAACCTGTTTTGTTTGGCTAATTCACTACTACAAGGAGTATGAAAATGTCAGACTGGAGAGGCAAGTCAAGAACGTCGGGATTTGGACGAGGTAATTTCCAGGGCCAGAACCGCTTTGCTCGCCGCAAAAATCGCAGACGGATTTACACCGTACCAGACAGCCCGAAAGAGTGCTATGTCGTTGACATCAATACCGGACGGCCCATGCTCTGTGTTCCATTTGGGGAGATGCGCCTTGAAAAGCGCACCTTGCGCGCGAAACAATTGATTTTGGCGGAGGACTCGAAGGAGTACACGGTTTTCTCATCCCACCGAAAGGCGCAGGCGGCAATTTGGTTCTCGGTCATGTTGTCTGGCGTCCCGATGTCGCACGTTAACTATGACATCGTTGATGTGAAATGAACACGTTCAGGGGATTTGACACCCCAAGGCAAAATTGGTCAAAGCTTCCTAATGAGTTGATTGACTTACTTCCGATAATCGACTCATTGGGGGAGTTGAAGGTGGTTTTGTACACCCTTCGGCACACTTGGGGGTACAGTGAATTTGGCCTTCCGAAGCGAATCACGCTTGATGAATTTATGTCTGGCAGAGTTGCTAGGGATGGTACTCGCCTCGATGCGGGAACAGGTCTGTCTAAAGACACTGTTATTGATGGGTTGCGCCGCGCTGTAACCCACGGCATTTTGACCGTTGAAGTCGATGCCCATGACGCCGCGCGGGTGAAAAAGTATTACTCCCTCCGAATGAAAGAATTGCCAGCCGACGAGGTTTCTGCGGTCGAGGTTACGGACACTAGGGGTCTAACTTCTCGACCCCAGATGTCGAACAATTCGACATCTGGGGTCGAAAATATCGACATCGTACATAGAAAGAAACCTAAGAAAGAAGATACTACCGACGCGAATTTCACCAAGTCCCTAAAAGACCAGTTCAAGGCGTCCACAAATAAGACCCTAATGACCTATGAAAATCGGGATGCAATTCCAGAACACCTACAATCTTATTGTGATGCTTATGTTTTTTGCACTCGACAAATTCCCTCCTCGAAACGGAGAGGGTCGAGGGTGTTTGACTGGATTGCAACATTCAATGAGTGGTATGAGGAGCGGTTTACCATTTCGCAAATTTTGAAGGCTTACGACAAGGCTACTCCAGAGTTTGTGACACGTCCCGGCTCCCTTACGCCGTTTATGACAGCAATCAAGGGCATGGAAGCGAAAGAGCAGGAAACGTCCCTTGACTCGGACGGATTTGGCGAGGTGGACGTATGATTTGCGCGATTTGTCATCGCCCCATTGAGGGAGAAACACCGCACATGTTTCACTCAGCGGACTGCCCAAATAGCAATGTGTTCAATGGTGTCCTGTTGGGGCAGGACACCATTACTGAGGAGGAGTATTTGCCATGCTCTTGTGCAGAGGTTGCTCACCCTCAGTGTTGTCCGACGTGCGCCCAGATTCGTGATTTGTTGCGAAACTTCCCATAATTAGGAGAACCTAAAAAATGACCGAATATGTTCCAGAGCCGGAAATACTATTTCCTTATGATGCGGCCCCATCCTCCGCGCTCTACAACGCCGAGGCAGAGGAGGCGGTTGTCGCCTGTGTTCTCGTGTCCGAGGGCGAGGTACTGCCTGATGTTCGGGAGATTTTAGCGCCCGAAGATTTTTACCTATTCCAGACGCGGGCAATCTATAAGGCGTTTTTTGAATTACAAGAAAGTGGCATTGGCTTTGACTTGCTGACCGTATCAGACCACCTTGGAAAGATGGGGGTTTTGGGGGAAATTGGTGGCCCTGCCTACATTACCCGCCTATTGGGTTTTGGCGGCGGTGTGTATAGCGCTATTTCCTACGCCCGTATTGTTGAATCGTATTCGGTACGCAGGAAACTCATTGCCAGCGCCAATGAAATCGCCAAAGCCGCTTATGAATTGGACAAGCCAATCGAGGACGTTTTGGCTATGGCGGCAAAGCACAACCCGAATGAAATTGAATTCACGGAAAAGGATGAGACGGAAGACAGTGACGAAGCAGCCTTGGCTCTACTTGAAATGGTGATGAGAAATACGCCGACTGGTGTAAAGTCTGGTTTCCCTTATTTCGATGGATACGACGGGCTTGGAGGATTTCCTGTCGGGGCAACGCTTCTGCTTGGTGACAGCAGTTTTGGCAAGAGCGCATGGTGTCTTCAAATCTGTGAACAGGCCGCGTTTTCTGGGAGAACGGCTTTGTACATGGGTCTGGAATCGACCAACGAGGCTATGGTTGTTAGACGTGTTGCTTCTGCCGCTGGTGTTACCTCGAAGGCTATTCGAACAGGAACGCTTACTCAACAAGAACAAGACCGTCTTAGGGATAAGATTGTCAACGATTATCAGGGTAAGTACCACGGAAGACTGAAGTTCAATTCGAGGGCAACGACCTTGCGAGCCGTAGAGCGGGCAATCCGCCGTCATAGGCCCGCCATCGCAGTGGTTGACCAGATTACACAAATCGAAGATGCCCCATCGACCAATCCGACCCAGAATATGTTGAGAAACTTCGCGGAATTGAAGAGGATTGCGAACAAATATGACTGCGCCTTGATTGTGGTGCATGCCATTACAGCCGAGGAAAGTAGGGCGTTTTTTGAGAGAAACCAAAAAGCCATTACCCAGAACAAGGCGCAGAAAAATCTTATGCCAGACATCAATGCAATCCCGTGGGCGTCGCAGATGAAGTTTTTGGCTGATGCCATTCTGTTTCTTGTCCCAGAGGTAAATCAGAATTTGGTGAAGGCGACTTTGCTCCGCATCTTCATTTGGATTATGAAAGACAGAGATGGACAAAGATTTGCCCCGACACGATGGGAATACAATACCATCATGCAGTGGTGGAAGGATTTACCGTCACGCTCCACCGCCCAAGTCCCGTCAACGCCATAGGTCGAAAATGCACAAGGGAAATACTTTACTTTTTTGGCAGTCGAAATTACAATAAGAAAGACCACATCCAAATTCAAGGAGAATGATGAAAAAAACAACAACCAAAAAGATAACAAAGTTGGTGGAGACTTACGGCCTCTCTTTTGAGGCCGTAAGCGCCATCAAGAACGCAAACCAGAGTGTCAGAGTCCCGCTTGATACTTTGTTGCGAAGGTTTGCGAAATTTTTCCTCGCCGCTGAATCGCGTGAGGAACTCAAATGGAAAATGGTGGCCCGAAATGTTCTTGCAGAGCACTTTACGACTTCTGTGGAATTTGAGAGGGTGAAGCCTGTCTCATTCAATTTGCCAGTCGGTCAGTACACTCCAGACTTTCAGTACACGATGTCAGACGGGATGGTCATTTACGTTGAAGTAAAGGGCAGTAAGTTTCAGCCTAATTATAGAGATGCACGCGCTCGGCTCCGCGCATCTGCGACTCTGTTCCCGGAGCATACGTTCTTAGAGGTTATGCCGAACAAAGAAGTTATTCCGTATGGATGGAGTGTTGAAGTAATTGAGCCAGATAACGATTATGAAAGTTTTATCACCCTTGTAAGCCGATTTGCAAAATTCTCACCAGAGGAGTGAAACATGAAACATGATAACGAGGAACAGGATGTTCTTGTTCCGAAAACGGAAAATGAAGTTGCCAAAATGTTCATGGCCTTTGAAAGAGTGATTCCCGAGGAGGTGGGGCAGAAATTTGAGAGCATCGGAATTCTCGAAGACCACCTCCAGTGGGACAAGGGAGATTTGACGTTGTTGATTTGGGACATTGTGCAAGCCAACAATCTAAAAGACTCCAAAGGCAATCCGTACACCTTTTTGGATGTCTGTTACTTTGTATCAAGTCGCTACCTCAACTTCTCTCGTTCCTATTCCACTGTCAAAGCATGGGCAATTACGGCTCGCAGATTCACAAAGAAAACACGAGAAGCCTATCACGCCGACGAATTACCGTTCAGCCACTTTGCCTATGCTGGACAACGGCGATGGGATGAAATCAATCCAGACACGGGCCAGAAATATTGGGTGGACATTTTGCTCTTTTCGTACTCACAGTACATGAAATTTGGAAGAAACTGTTCGGTTCGTGTGCTGTCCGATAAGTACGAGAAAGAAAAAACTCAGACCTCACTAGCAAAGGCCACGAAAAAACAGCATGCCCCAACTGCCTATGAATTCACCGATGTCAACCTTTTGGTGTCTGGCCCATTGTCCGATGGAAAGGCTCAACCCCAGACTGTCCAGCCTATGAAAGACGAAGCGCTCAGCAAAGAACTCCAAGACCTCGACCAGCGCTTCAGGTCTCTGGCGCAGGCTATTGCTGTGAAGTTTCCCAACTTAGGGGCGGCTGCCTGGAGCGTCGCTTCGACCATCCATGAAATTGCCCGCGCCATTGGTGAGATGCTTGTTTCTTCAGTGGACGAGCAAAATCCATAGGAGTGAAAATGGAAAATGGGATGATTGTATTGGATTCCGACTTTGGAAAAGAAATTGGATTTACGTCTGGCAAATTCTATGAGATGTCCTATCTGTGGCTTGACGAAGATAGGGTCATTGTCTCTGTCATCTTTTCCAAAGAGGAAAGAGGAAGGAAGGGGGAATTTATCCGCTCTGTTTTCTAACATTGAGAAGGAAAAGGCCTTCGAGTAGCCGTCCCCACCCCGTTTGCAAGGATGGAGTCGATTTTGAAAAAGAAAGGCTTTGTCATGCACGTTGAGGACTCGGAAATCGGCCCTTGCGAAGTTTGGGAGAAGCCGCTTATTGGCGCATGAATAACCCTAGACTTCCCTTGACTTACTTATAAAGATAGACTATAATGAACTTTGGAAGGAGAACGTCGAATGAGTAATAAAAAGAACCAAATTCAGAAAGCCAGCGTCACGTTTGAGATGCCCTCCAGCCGCAAAGGGACGCTCGAATTGATGGCGCACAGACTCGGCCTGCGCCGCTTGCGTGACGGCGAGGAGCGTGGGAACCTCTCCCTGCTCCTGAATCTGTTTGCAGAATACACACTCGAACATCTAACAGACTTCCAGGCGTGGATTGCGGCCCGCGTCACACTCGACAAGCCCTAGGAGGCTAAAATGGTAGTAGATACGACCCCTCAAAATCCTTCCCCGTTTGAAGGGCAGGTGGTAAGTTATGGCGGAGAATCGCCCGCCGTGGTGCTGTTGGAGTTTTACAACGGCAATGCCACCTTGCGCTACACCCTCCGCGCCGTTCCCGGCGAGGATGAATACTCTCTTCACCAACGCGCCATGAACTTCATCCGCGCCATTGACCAGTCGGCTGGTATCGACTTTAAGTATATGGACGCGCCGAAGGCATCCTACTCCCGCGGCGGGGGTGGGGCCGCTTCGGATGGTCGTCCCCGCAAGTCCGAGACCATCCTTGGCAATCGCTTAGAAGCCGCGTACTTCGATTACACGGAGCGGCCCAACAAGAATGACCCAAGCAAACCTTGGGGCATCCTTCGCGTGTATGATGAGACCAAGACCCGTTTTGCCGAGATTTTGCTTGGGATGAAGATTGTGCAGGAAACGGGTTTGTTTCCTGTTGCCACTGTGAAGCAACTCCCTCACGGCCAGCTTCAACCGATGCCCCAGGAGGGCGTAATTGTGAACGTCGAAAAGGGCAATTATGGGTACAACATCAAGGGCTTTGAGTTTTAGCCCTCGCAACAAGGCCCGATTTCTCGGGCCTTGTTTTCTTGGTTGGATGGTTTTGATTTAGGAGAAATCATGAAGAACTCTGCCGCAGTAAGAATGGAATTTCGTTTTGTTTACCCGAACAGCCTTGAAAGTAATGCCGCTAAATTGGCCGCGGGATTGCCCAAGGATGTTGTTGAGGTTTCTCCCGCAGAACAAGGTGCGATGTTGAAGATGGGCGGGTGGTTCACGGCTTGGGGTAAGGATTTAGACGGGTTTAATAAATCTTTAGACAACGTCAATGCTTTTCTGGGTGATTGGGTAATTGTCAAGAAAGTCATTCATACCGAGAAAATGCACACTCCAGCGGGAGACATTGTTGTTGCCAGCGCGATTCAGGTTGATTTTTTCTTGGATGAGAGCAGGGCAATTTCGCCTGTTGTTTTGGGTTTCAACATTGATGGTGTTCGGGGCGCTTTCATGATTTTGCGCCGTTCGGATGTCAGAACAGTGGTGAACATCCCAACCGCCCCCAACAAAGTGCACTGTGGTCGCATTGGTGTTGAAATTCCAGTCCCGGTAAATGCAACATGGTCAACGGATGCCTCGTTCAAGAAATATAAGCCAATCCACAAAATGCGCCCGCAGTTTTCAACCTCGGCAGAGGTAGACGTCACTGTGCAATGTAATCAGTCTTACGCCATTGGGTATTCGGTGATTGACGCCAAGACCGGCGGTATGAACTGGTTTTTCGAGCCGTACCCTATGGAACAAAGCCCTATGTACTATGGGGAGGATATTACGAACCTTCGCGCTTATGTGTCGCAGGCTGACAATGCTTTTTCCGCGATGGTTGCGCTTTTGAAGCATCCAATCTCAATCAATGAAATTGTTTTTGATGGAAAACAAAAAAGCACACTGTCATTTGCCACGCATGTTGGTTCGGCCTCTCTGCCCACATATTCAGCGACATTCACACCCCCTGAAGATTTAGACCTTCCCGAGCCTCCGCGTGGATATACTTGGGCTTTGAACATTCGCGGCGTTTTGTTTTTGGCAGATACTTCTGGGGAGCCAAAATGGCCCTATGAAGTTTTTGACTATAACCAGCTTGAATCTGAATTTGCTCAGGTGGAAATTGGAACGCCTCTCTATGAGGAAATGATGAATAGAATGGTAAAGGTTGCGGCCTTGATGGATTATATGGCTCGTGTAGGCTCCTCCATTACCATGACGTCAAAGGTTTTTGGGAAAAATGGGTAGGGTGTGAATATCAACAAAAACACTTGAAATTACTTGACAAATCAGAGGCAGATAGGTTAGAATTAGCAAGTACGACAAATCCATCGAATTAGGAGAAACGAAATGGCAAATAACACCGCAAAGACCAGAGCCGTTGGTGGACAGGCTGTGGTTGACCAAGTTCACGATCTTGAAAACGTCCTGACCCCAATCATGGCCGCCGCCGCGCTGTCAAAGATGAATCTGTTGGTTGTCGGCGAACCTGGGTTCGGCAAGACCGAAATTCAGTTGGCGATGCTCCAGCAGATGTTTGGCCCTGATGCAACTTTCATGCTGCCCTGCCTGCCCACGACCCTGCCGTCTGACATCGTGGGGTTTGCCAATCCCATCTATTCGGTTGACCCCTTCGCGGAGGCGAAGGGTATCCAGTATTGGATTACCAAGAACACCCCGGTGGACCCATCCATTCAGGCGTGTTTGCTGGACGAAGTGTCTCGCTTGGGCGACCTCGGCACGGACACGCTGACCCATGCGATGCACGATGTGTCGCGCTATCATCGTCCGCTCTATGTGGCGAATGCCAACTGGATTACTCCCACGCCCCGTTCGGCGGCCTTCCGCGACCGTTTCGCAATGACCATGTTCTACGCTTCGCCCATCGTAGACGTGGAGGGTCTCATTGCTACCCCTGCCATTAGCACGTGGAAATTCAACCTCCCGACCTTTGATGAAATTTATCAGGTACGACAATTCTTGCACGCCTACATTACAGGCGACCCGAAGTCATATCACGCCACTGGTTTGATTGTGGAGTGCATTCGCACCATCCAACGCCTGATGGAAGGCACGGAATTTAGCCTGAACAACCGCCGTGTTTTCCAATGGCGCGCGATGCTCTACGCGATGGGCTGTTGGGCGTCTGGCACGGACGATTTCGACGACCTCCGCGAAGATGCCTTCCGCGCCCTGATGTATGCTTACCCGGTCGAGAGTGTTCAGCAGTCGCTTGGTTGGCGGAATATCGTGGCCTCGATTGTGGATGTTGTGGAAACGGAAATTCAGACCTTCCAAGCCAACGCCTATGCGGCCTGGGCCAACATCATGGAAAAGTTTTCAGGACGCTCTGGCCGCGTGGACGCTTCTCGCATGGATGGATTTGCTCAGGAGTTGGGCGCATCGTATCAGAAATTCGAGGAAGAAATCCGCCGCAACCATCCGAACGACACGCGCGTTGAGCGCACTTTGCAAGAAATGTTCGGCGTCTACCGCCGTATGCTACGCGGCGAGAACCCCTTCAAGGGTTAGGAATACCAGTCTGGAGATGAAAAATGACTGATGACCGCGCCATCATTCGATTTGGGAAGAACGTAAACGCCCTAAGCAATCGCCGCTTTATCGACCCGATTCACGCTGCGCTGAATGTTTGCCTTACGCCGAGCGAAAAGGTTACGGCTTTGAATGTTCCGCTCACCTCGTTTGAGAACACGCTGGTTGACTTGCTCCAGCGTGAACTGTATTGGCTTTCGTATTTGGCGAACCCCTCCATTTATGATGAGCCAGTTGAGGGAACGGAAGTTGTCAGGGCTGTATTGGATTGGGTAATCTCTGACCCCCGCTTTTCTGTGATGTTTTCGCAGTTCACTGCTTTGAAGGTTTCTTCGGCGGCGTTCGCCTATGAGGTGACTGACCAGTTGATGAAAATCCCGCCCATCGCAGAGGCCATGAACTGCCAAGTACAGTCCGACAAAATGCAACGGCGGGCCAATGATTTAGAGAATCGCGCGGACAAAAAAGACCAGTGTTCCGAGGATGGGGAGGGGGACGGTGATGAAAACGAGCAGGGCGAGTACGGTAGTGGAAATGAATTCGATGGTGAGGACGATTTTGATAATGGTGACGGAGACGAGGGCGGCGAGGATGGTGATGGAGAAGGTGAAATGACATCCGATGAGATGCGCCAACAAGCAAAGAACCTTCGTTTGGAGGCCGAGAAGATGTCTCAAAAGGCCGAGAAAGCCTTGGAAGGGCTTTCCTCCGTTGCGGCCTCTCTGGGCCGCGCAGGTAGCATAGAACGAGGTCGTCAGTTTGGAGGACAAGTAAAAGCCTTTTTGGACGCTTGGGGTATTGAGGAAGGGCGTGGCCTTGACCTATCACCCAAAGATCTGTTCTTTCTGATGAAGATGATTGGCGATACTGCCTTGGCGAATATGGCCTCCCTCATTGGTCGTGTTCATGGTGTAGCTCAAAAGACCATTCAGGGCCGAGCGCCTGTTCAGGTCATGGTTGATGACGTTGGTTATACCAAGCGCATCCCGTTTCTGTTCCCGCAGGAGGTGGTCAGCCTGACTGATTTCAACCCGTACCGTGAACAGGCAATCCAAGAATATCTCAAGGATGGTTTGCCTGGCATCACCCAAAGTACGCAGTCGGTGTATGAGGGAACATTTATCGCCGCCGTGGACGAGAGTGGAAGCATGGACCAAGTCCCAAATGGCGCAGAATCACGTGATCATACTCGCGCAGTCATCGCCAAAGCCATTGCACTTGGACTGGCAAAGGCCGCCCGTGAAAATGGTCAGTTGTTTGACATTTTCGGATTTGGCACAAGCAGTCAACAAACTGAATCTATGAAGCCCACCACGTCTTCAGCCGATTTGCTCCGTTGGGCCGCTCACAACTTTGATGGTGGCACAAACTTTGACAGCGCCATTTGCCACGCCTTGGAAATCTTCTGGGAGTTGGAGGAGGACGAGCGGTATTCATCGGACTTCTTGATGATTACAGATGGTGAGTGCGACATCAACCAAGACACGGTTGATGCTTTTGCCGAGGCGCGTGAGAAGTATGGTGTCCGCTTCATCCTACTATACATTGGTAGCGATGACTCGTTCCAAAAGAACACGATGACGAAGGAACTCCAAACTATCAGCGACAAGATTATCAAGTTTACTGGCGTGGATGAAATTGCTCAGGCCCTCGCCACCGAGGTTTGGGCGCAATGACGCGACATTACCGTCCCCGCAAACAGTGGACTGTAATACATGACCCTCTGGGTGCGCTAAAGGGGACGGCGCTTCCAGAGAAAGTGGCATTGTTGATGCTTGCCAGTGGGGACTTTTATGCAGAAGGAACGAAAATCAGAAAGGAACCAGAAAACACAGAATGGATTGTGAATGGAAATAAACTTGTCTCACTTGCCCAAATTGACGCGAAAATTCCCTGATTTTACTTGACAGATAGCATAAAATTGGGTAGAATAGTTTTGTAAGCAAACCATCCAAAATTAGGAGAAAATGGAAGATGGGCGTCAATATCGATGAAGAAAAAGAATTCAGGGCTAGTTATATTGTGGCAATCGAGTGGAATGGGCGGAAGCCCTCTACCACCTTCTATAATCGTTTGCACGATTATGGCCTGTGGAGCCGCGACCGCCGTTCCGAGAGTGAAAAGAAGGAAACGTCCCTGATGGCTTGGCGTTCTAGTCGCCCCGGTGGGAAAAAGTCCGACACGATGTCAGGTATGGTCATTCAAGAAGGGATGATTATGGTCTCCAGTTACAGTTTGGCGCAGGAAATTGCATTGTTGGCAAGTAAAGACGGGGCGCTGTTCGTCCAGATTGGGCAGATGTTCACTTCTGACGTTCATGCATCTGCCCATGACCTTGAAGCGTTCGAGGCTCGCCAGTTGAACATTTCCAAGCGCGGCCCGAAGCCTGTTTCAAGTGGCGGTACTTATTGTGTAACATGTTACGAGGAAGCCGTGACCTATGAAGTCGATATGGATTCTGCTCCCTCGGCCTGTTTGCATCATGGATGCCGAAGTCCCTTCATCGTAGCGACAATGGGGAGGCCCCTTCGGTTCCGTATGCCCCAAGAAGGGGAGGCCTTGTCAGAATATTGGGCTCGGAGTCGATTTTCAACTGGTGAATTTTCAATTCCGGTATTGGCGGATTTGGATAATGGAGCCTGCTACCCTGCCCCCAAGTTGCTGACGAAGCAGGTGAAACTCCCGAAGTTGAAGTTGACCAAATCCCTCAAGGACGCCATGGAGGATGATGTAATGCTCACCTTCCGCGTTTACGATGTGGCCTACTGCCTGTCAGTTCGGTCAATGGAAGCTAGAAAGGCTATTCGTGTTCATGCCGTGAATGCTTTCGCCGCCGCTCGTATGGATGGGTACTACTCGTTCGCCCTTGATGGCAACTCCGTGGACACATTGGACTTGGCGTCCATTGACTACGAGACGTTCAGCAAATATTTGTGAGGTGAAAAATGGAAATGGAATGGAAACTTGCTCATGAAGTTGATGATATTGGGTTGATTGAATGCGGGTCAATCCGAGAGCGTACTCGAAATGTGATGTTTCGCATGGAGAAAGATGGAGCCCGTTATTATGGCCGTCTTTCCAAGTCCAAGAGCGGGTACATCATTTTCATGAAGGATGGGTCATTGGCGTTTTTCTCGGAGAATGACTATTTGGGTTGGTTGGAATTTTGCAGACAAACGTCATACGAAATTCCGCCCAAGCAATATGTTTATGACTTCATGGTCTTACCAAGTCAGGGGCCTGACTACACCCCGCCTACCGCAGAAGAACTTGAAGCCCTGGATAGAGCGACATCCTCGCTCATGCGGCACGCCGCTGAATTAGCGCAAGATGACCCGGAACTGATGCTGAATATTCTTGTATGCGTTGTACTATCAGCGCGTGCCTCATGGAGCGAGTGGAGATTGTCTCAAAAAATTGCTATGCAGATAATTGCAACCTCTCCCTCCCTGCCCAACCTTATTGCATTGATGGAGAGCGAAGAATGAAAAAGATGTTTGTTGATGTATCGGCCTTTGATGAAAATGCCTACCAGTTGTTTCGCAGGCTGGGCTTGATGGGACGGAATGGGGAGGTGTTCTGTGGGTTTGTTCAGAATCAGCCCGTCTTGGTCTATGGAATTCCGAAGCCAGATGACAATGAGGCATTTTGCTACCCGTCCGTGGCGTTGGTCGGCGCTCGTGCTTACTATCTTGCCGAACAGTTTCATCATCAGGAAGCGACAGCTTTAGCCGAGTATGAGCGGATTATCAAGGCCGCCCGAAACTTCAAGATGAAAGACCGTCTCACCTGTATGGCTGTTACAGCCGTCCATGACCATTTTGTCGTGCAACTGGCCTCGCTGACTTGGATGGGCATTGGGAGTAAGGAACACATCCAAGAGCGCCGCGGACGCATCCAACTTGCCAAATACAATGTCAGTCGTATCTGGCAGGAAGGGAATTAGGCTTGTCAGGTCTGCAATGAAAATTGGTGGTCTTTTGCCCTTGACAGCGTTGTGCAACGGTGATAATATTAAGCAGTACACACCAAAAGGAGAGATGAAATGAACGTACAGATTGGTTACACTGTGAGAGTTTGGAAGTGGGTCTATGACAGGGAATATGCAGATGAAGGCAAAGTGCAGGTTGTTAAAACTGACAAAATCGGCAGAACTTTAGTGATGGTCAATGGCGATTGGTACGAAGCCACCAACGACGAGGCAAACAGATGTGAGATTATCAGTACGACGGACCCGCAAACCCGCACCCGAAAGGGCATGACTAACGGTCAACTTGCCGCTAAGTACGGCATATCTCTCGAAACTCTTCGAGACTACTTTCTGGATTTTGTGGAAAACGAAGGTTACACGAGCGACGGCGAAGAACACGAAACTTTCGTTGATTACTTAAGTTATGTAACTCGGTATCATCATCCGAGAAACATAGACCAGTATGACGGCGGACGCGGCGCGGGTTCGTTGGGGCGACCGATTGATTAAGGAGCCGCGCAATGCAAAACAAGAAAAAAGGGGCTGGTTTCCCAGCCCCAAAGGGTGACACAACCAGCACAAAGCGGAGTAGAGCAAAGATCGCCCGCTGGCAAGCGGCGGCGGAACGTGATGGCTTTGAAACATGGTCGCAAGCCCTTACAGCGTGGGCGAAGGGTGAAGCGCGCCTAATAAAGCGTGAACCCCAACTTGAAACTACATAAGGAAAACGACATGGGAAAAATTTATTCGGTCAATATGCTGATAGCGTTGTTTACGGACTTTAAAGAGGATGGTTTCCGCACGCTCAGTGAATCGGAGGTGTTGGAAGCCCTGCAATCTTTGAATGCCGCCCAACAACACGTGCAGCCGACTTTGCCTACGGGCGACGGCATAGCATGTCCTATCTGTGGCGAAGTCAATTACTGTATCCATCGTGATGATTAAAACGGCAAAGCGGCTAACGCCAGTCCGTTAGCCCGCCTGTCTTGCTCGAAAATTGGTATCCAAAAAACCTTGACACGTTGTACAACGTGTAGTAATATAGGGATATAAGTTTAAAATGCGCGGCATCAACAAAATCAAAAAGGAGAAAAAAATGAACGCATACGAACTTGAAATGATATGCTCTCTTGACGGAGAGGAAATGACCGAGACGGAAATCCGAAAGTATTTTTTGAATTACGACTCTGCCGAAGCGTATGCAAAAGAGCATGGATGTGACCGCAAATATGGTGATATTGACAGCGGTCGGGTTATGATGGTGGGGGTATCTGCGGAGGACTTGTATAATACGATTTACGGTGTCGTAAAGACGTCCGTCACAATCAGGAAGGTTGAGATTGAATAAAAAAAGGGAGCCTTGCGGCTCCCTAACAAAAAAGGAGAAAAAATGAAAACAAAAAACAAAACGAAAGAGGACGGGAAACCGTCCCCGAAAGGCGACGCGCACGGCATGAATCCAAACACAAGGCGAGGTAACAAGCGAAAAGATGAATTGAAACTCGCCGCCGAGGTAAATGGATTCGCGACATGGTCAGGCATGTTAACTTATATCAAAAACAGGGCGTTGCAAGGCAAAGCAGTTGTGTATTTGAGCATGCGCCCTGGATATTCCGCCACGCTCCCGCCAGCCAGGGGAGCAAACCGTAGGGATTAAGGATAAGGAGACAACACAATGAATACTGTAAGGGCCAATGGTTACACCTACCACCTTTAACACCCAACGCTTCCCGAAGCCCTGTATCAAATCGGTACCATGTGGCTGCCTGCATCAGACAAAATGGCATTTTTGGCGCGCCTTTCGGAGACAGACGCCGAGGCGCAAGGCCATCTTGCGAGAGGTGAAGCAGATGTCAATGACATCTGCGAAAAACCTAGACGCTCTCATTAATGCAATTGACTAACCCCGCGCGGCGCGTGGGCTTGGGAGCAATAGAAATTAATCTAATCCGTATAATCACATGTTAGGCGGCTTCGCCTAGAAAGGAAGTAATATGCAAATTGATGATGTTCTTGAATGGGCGCGTGATGGCAAATGGGCAATTCTTGAAAGCCACCCGCAAGTTATAGAAGAGGCATTTGAGCAACTTGCAGACCTCCGCGAACAATCTGGCCGCCTAACAAAGCGTGCAGTTGACGGGGCTTACTGGTGCTGCAAAAAATGTAATTCCTTTTGCAGTGTAAATTTTGATATTTGCGGGCTTTGCAAATCGCCTCGCAACTAACGCAAACAGTTCGGCGGCATCTTGCAAAAGGAGAATCATGGCTGAAAAAATGTTTGTAACCGTTTGGGGCTTGCAGAAAGCCGAGATTGAAACGCATTGTTTTGGCTCATGCAAGAAAGTTATCTTCGGGCTTTTAATGGATGAGCAATTTGGCGCCTTGTCACATTGCTTTGAAGTCAATTGTCCATTTGTTGAAAAGGAAATGTCTGAACCGTTCGGTGAAGTGGATGGCGTAAATGCGTATCTCCGCAAATTACAGCCGCCGAACACAGCGTGCAGCGGACTTGCGCCAGCGGGCGCGTCTGAAAGCAAAGTAGTTAGTGGCGCAAGCCGCTAACGCAAAACCGTTGGGCAGATAGGAGCGAATGATGAAATTAAAAAAGAAACTTGAAAAATTGCTTGAAAGGCACACGAAAAAAGCCGTTGTATTGTGTGATGAAACTTGTATGTGTTGGGAGATTGAGGCTTTGCTTCGCGATCTTGATATGCAGGCCAAGAAATCTGCCCAACAAGGCGTGCAGCCGACCGCCGCTGGCGGAGAGACGGACAACGAAAATTCTGAAAGCGGCGGCGGCTAACGCAAGACCGTTGGGCGTATGAATAATAACCTTGTAAAACCAAAAGCAATCGGTCTGCAATGGGTGTGGGTTTGCAAGGAATGCGAAACCCCCATCGTTGTTGCAACTAGGCGGTA